CACCGAAGAATGGTGGATACGCGATCAACTGCATAGGCTTGATGGACCTGCCGTGGTCTGGTCAGATGGCAGGCAAGAATGGTGGGTGTGTGGTGAAGACATCACACTTGGGGCGGCTGCATGGATGAGGTCCATTCACATCACCTGGCCCTGGGACGATCAAACACAAATACTGTTTTTGTTGACATGGGATGAATGCATCGAGCCTGGCATTGGTATTTCTGGCAATATCCAACCGTGATTGATGCTGCAGGCTGTCATCTATCATAAATACTCGCATGAGAATATTTGAGTTACTGCTTGAATACGATGTCAGCAAGGTCAACTCGTTGGCCAGCAAGCTACGATCCCGGACCAAGGATCCCAGTGCCCCGCCAGCGCAAACACCCGTTGATCTGGCCACCGTACTGGAGAATATGGGCATTACCAACGGAGAAACCCTGTTCTGGATATTGCATAGATATCTCACCGCGGTGGGCAATGGCTATGGAATCAATCGCTGGGAGGACATTGCCAGCCGGCTGCTGCCCGCCCTGGAAAAATTTGCGGTGTTGAAGCGCAAACCGAAGCTCAACCCGCCACTACCCACAAAAGATTTGAATCAGATCAAGTCATTGGGCCAACTGGAAGATATCACCGAAAAATATCAAGAGAAGGAACTGGCCAGCAAAACACAAAAAGCCGGCGAGGAAGAACGGGCATTCTATGATTCAAAACAAGCCACCCTGCTGTATAACGATGCCACCGTCAAAGTGGTAGTTCCGCATACCGAGGCAGCCAGCTGTTATTTTAGCGTCAATACCCGGTGGTGTACGGCTGCAAAAAATAACAACCAGTTTAACTATTACAACAAAATAAGTCCGCTTTATATCGTGTTGATCAAGCCAATAAATCAGCGATTCCAATTTTATTGGGGAGCAGGGCCGCAGTTCAGGGATGAACAAGATAACGAAATCAATCCCAACGAGTTAGCTGACAAATATCCTGTGCTGTGGAAGATATTCACGCCTATTGCCACAAAATACAAGAGTTTGGTATTGAATCAAAACCCATCGCCTGAAGTGCAAATGGCAGCGGTAAAACGGGACGGCTGGGCCATCGGTCCCATCAAAAACCCATCGCCTGAGGTGCAAATGGCGGCGGTACAACAGAACGGCTGGGCCCTCCAATTCATCAAAAACCCATCACCTGAGGTGCAAATGGCGGCGGTACAAAGTGATGACAGGGCTATCCAATTCATCAAAAACCCATCGCCTGAGATGCAAATGGCGGCGGTAAAACAGGACGGCTGGGCCATCCAATACATCAAAAACCCATCACCTGAGGTGCAAATGGCGGCGGTAAAACGGGACGGCTGGGCCATCCGTTACATCAAAAACCCATCGCCTGAGGTGCAAATGGCGGCGGTAAAACAGGACGGCTGGGCCATCCAATACATCAAAAACCCATCGCCTGAGGTGATAGCACTGGCTCGATCACAGGGCTATCCGGTCGCCTATGCCTATTTGCCCGCCCAGAAGATCCATGAGGGTCAGATCACAGGGATATGATGAAAAAGGCAACAAAATCGCATGAGAATTAATTAAGCAGTTTACAGCTATGGTAAATGTGCTATAATGCTCCTGGCAACATAAAAGCAGTAGGAATAATCTATGAAAAATACGAGATCAAACACTGGTCCGATAGCCGGCTGGACAATTTGCTGTGAAATATGATCCTACAAATTCCATAATGAAACGTTATGTTGTTGCAACCTTGTACGACCTGGCTGTATTGCGTTGCCATGTTTCCCTTTTTTGATTTGCAAGATTTTCTTTTTCATCAGGTGTCATAGTAGCTAGTCGTTTGCGGCTTGCATCTTGCCATTTTTGATACAATGTATTTTGCGCTTCTTTTGATAAATGACCATGATTATAACCTCCTGTAGCATTGGGCGATACGTTGTAGTATTGTTTGTTATTGACGATGTTATCAACGGAATCTAAATAATGTTGCTCGCGAGCTTTAAGCTCTTTTACCCCTCCTTGAACATATTCCAATATGGTTCGTACAAATCTATCTGTATTTTTATTAAATGCTCGTAAGAAGTATTTGCCCGATCCTATATATCCATCGTCATCTTTACCACAATGTGACCCTATATATTTCTTTTGATTTTTTTGGTTAGTCCATTGGTAGACGAATCCAACATATTCGCTTGACATATCTCTCTCCGTGCTGTAAATTTACTTATCATGTTGTTTATTTAGCAAGGATATGCCATGTTAGAACATCTTACCGATGAAGAACTATCCAAGCTTGAGAAGCTGTATCAAGAGTATCCGCTGAAACAGAATTTAAAGCGTCGATCGGATGCCGTCGAATACGGATATTCTACCAAGTTCGCTTACCATGTGGTACGATTGCTCAACGAAGTAGAACAGATTTTGGTTGAAGGTGATCTGGATCTACAGCGTAACAACGAGCAGCTTAAAAGTATCAGACGTGGCGAGTGGACACTAGAACAGCTTGAAGCTTGGTTTGTTAATAAGGAAAAGATCCTTGAAACAACTTATGCAAACTGTTCATTGCCTCATAGCCCTGATGAGGAAAAGATCAAAGGACTGTTGATGAACTGTCTAGAAATGCACTACGGCAGTCTTGGATCTGCAGTAGTGCGTGTTCCTCAACTGGATCAGCTTGTTAATGATCTCAGTGCACTAGTTGATCGATATTGTGTAAAGTAAGCGCTTTAGGCGCTTACTTTATTGGCTTCCCATTCATATGCCTTTTGTAGGTCACGCATATAATTATCATATGCACGTTGCCTGTAGGCAATTAACTTATCAGGGGGCATTTTCATTGGAACCATTTGAAAGGTTTGAAGGTCAATTACCATTGGATCAAATACTTCTGCTTCTTTGTCTTTAGACGTAACTCGCAACATTGTGTGGCAAGATGTTGCAACTTGCATGCCTTGTGGCATCTCTGTTGCGACACGTTCTAATTCAGCAATTAGGCGTTTGTTCCAATCATAAAATATTTTCCAATTTTGTTCGTTTTCTTTATCGCTGGCAATGTTCTCAAGTGTTGCCCTGTCAAAATTTTCGAGTATATCAATTACTTTGGTTTTTGCTGCTTCTAATGAATCGTACTTGGCTAGTAGCTTTGAAACATCATCACGATTTTTCACAGTTATATGTTCATTATAGTAATTATAGGTTTGAACATGCTTGACAGTTTCAGCAAGCACTTCTTTCATAATTTCTACTCGTTTAGCAGCAGTGCTGTTCCACATTTTACAAAATATAGAATGTGCATCGTCGTCCCATTCAGCTGCCTGTTTAAGTAACTGCTGTGAGGTTTTATTTTCCACGTCTTTGGCCCATTCTGGTGCGTTTTCTGCGGACTCTTCTGCAATTTCTTTTTTACCTGTGTAATTGGCCAACGCAATAATGCGTTGAATCTCGGAATCATCAACTTCAGGTTTTTTTTGGTTTGACTGCGCCATCTTCTTCCAGAAACTGTTCTACAGTTTCTCTGACACCTGGAAATTTGTTTTCCCAATATTCTTCCATTGGTGATGTGCCGGCTAGTTTGCCAATTTTTGAATCCATAGTCTTAACTACAGATATTAAATCTGCCATACCTTTTGTATATCTATCCACAGCAATAGCATTCATTTGCTCGTAAACATTGTTAACCAATATTTCAAACCTATCACTGGTTTTATTATTGGTTTCAGGATGCAGCTTTACAGTCTTGCAAATTTCCAATAATTGTGCAATTTCTGGACAGCGACTGAGACAACTGGTTGTCTCTTCTTCTGCTAGTTTAGTATCTATTTGACCGACTAACCCTTCAATATTTTTAAGATTAGCCACAACTTCGTTACGCAGAGACTCTAGCTCTGCTTTTATGTTTTTGTCCACGTTTTTACCTCCTGCCATGTTGTAAACACAATTGTTTACAACCCGTTCGTTGACATGTGTATTTATATGCATAGTTAATTTTCTGACTATTGACTGATCGAAATTTTTAGTTTATAGTGTTACGATATACTTTCATAGGATTTGAATTCTAGAATGAGTGTTTCTCAATGGTTATTAACGCGATGGTTATTGTTATTGGCATTTTTGCGGCGAACAGACGTTGTTATGGTAAGAGAAGAAATTTCTAAAAAAATAAGTTTTCACTTGGTTAGGTCTGGTAGTTGGGATCCATTTGAACACAATACGCATAGATATATTTCAATAAGATCCAATGGAGCGGGAAAAGATTTGTTAAAACTTGAAAAAGATGGAACAATACTTGCGCCCTATCCTTATAGCATAAAGTTGTCTTATGGCAAAGCTGAACCCATACCAAGGTATAGATGGATTTATCTTAATCAATCCAAAGCAGTCTTTATGAATCTACGTGGCGAAGACGAGTAATTTATGATGACTAAACTCTGGTTCAGATTAATTCAACTATGGTGTTTTGTCACACGGCAGGACGCTGTGTGGCTCAAAACAGAACAATTGAAAAAAAGAATTCATTTGCGTATTGTACACAAAGAATACGACCCCTGGAAATCAGACCCACTGCTATATGTTAATTTTCGTTTTAGACGTTTTTATCTAGATGAGGATGGCACATTATATGTACGAGCGGCTAGTCTAGGGACATTGTATGGTAATGTAAAATCTGGTAATGTAAAATTTGTAATAATAAATTACAAAGATCAATGGAAATACGTGAATAAACAAAAGCAGATGTTTTATGATTTGCGAAATAGAGCATAAATGGCAAAAGAAATTGAACACAAGTATCTTGTTGTAGACCCTTCGCTTGTCAAACAAACCTGTCCTTTACCTTGGTCTATACAGCAAGGATATCTGTCAACAGATCCAGACGGCACTATACGGCTGCGTCTGGCAAACTGGAGGACTTGGCATTATAAAGCAACTCTTACAGTAAAAAATAAAACACGCGGAGCTGAAAGAGATGAATGGGAATTTAACTTGGCAGACTGGGACGCTGCACAGGCTCTTTTCAATGCTCAGTGCAAATACTCTATTCGTAAAAACAGATACACAATAACATCTGGTCCGCACAAATGGGAAATAGATGAGTTTTTAGGTGATAATACTGGATTATGGTTAGCTGAAATAGAGCTTGAAAATTCTAATGAGATCTATAATATACCAAACTGGTGCGGACAAAATGTTACTGACGATTCTAGGTACTATAATTCTAATCTAGCAATGGTACCATTTAACTCGGCTAAATTTAACGCAGATAAGTCCTAGACATCATGGGGTTTAGTTCATCTCTTGGACCATCCTCTGAATCGGGATGATAAACGGCTAAGCTCATGTTATCCTCAAGTGTAATAAATCTATGTAAAGTGTGCCGGTCTAAAACAAACACTGTGTCTTGTTCCAGCGGCACAGATTCTACTACATCTTTTGATCGCTTTATCTCTGCATAACCTTTACCACTAAGCACGTAACCAATTCTAAAGCTAGGATGAGTATGGAAAGTTTGTTCTATTCCAGCTGGGAAAAATAGATAGTTTAAACAAGGATCTCCATTACGATATGGATCAATTAGGTTACTGTTTGAGCATCCGTCAATATAAGACAACTGGCCAGGCTTATCTGGAATAAAGTCTGTTAACTTGGTTTCTGTATACGAAAGTCCTTTGTTTTCAATAACCACAGCGGGTCCGCATACATCTAGCGTTTTGTGTCCTGCACTTACCATATAGCAAGGATTATTTACAGTTATTTTATTGTCGAAAACAGCAGATGAATTTGCAAATATTCCAAATAGACTACCTATAGTTTTAATAGATTTCGTTCGTTGGCTTTTACCATATGGATGGTTGCAATATGACGCTGTTCAATAACCAAGGTATTGAAAGATTTTAAACATGTCAACATGGTACTGAACTATTATTATAGATACTTTATCAACATCACAATATCATTGTAACTATTTGTATCTGGATCGTACATAGCTTGCTTTTCAGTGTGTGTGATTTCAAAACCGACGGCTAGACACATTCTAATGCTCAATGTATTTTCAGCGGCAATTCCAGCGGTAACAATTTTAATGCCAGACCTTTTAAGATGTTCCATCATGGCGTTCATAAGTTGCTGACCTAAATTGGTAACATTGCTTGAAACAAAATTAGGTTGTGAAATAAGCTTGTACTTGTCTATAAAAGCACCCCAGCAGATTGCTCTGTGTGCAATTTTCTTTTTTGTTCCGCCGCTGTATCTTGAAGCAATTACATACCCACATAAGATGTCATTGTAGTACAAACCAATAACAAAATTGTCTCGCAGCATGCACATGAAATGAACCAGTGTTTTGCTGCGTTCTTCACTGTACAGATCTCCCATAGATCTACTGTGTATTTTAAGAGATTTTAAACGCAGTTCTTGGAAGACTTCAACTTCGTTGAGTCTAACAAGCCTAAACAAAATCATAAAAACTACCTATTATGAACTGGCGGTAGACAATGTTTCAGTTATGTTATTCTTTTTGTCATACGCAGTTCTAGCAGCCATAAATGCCGCAATTACCGGATCCGCTAGAAAAGAATTCCAATCGGCCTCTTCTTTCCACGTATTTACAATGGTTTTGGTTAGTTTGTCAGGCGTTAGACTTTCACTACGTGATACAAGCAGCCCTGTGGTTACATAAGTAGTGGTCCAATGACTGAGTGTTGCAGCATCAACCGCATGGAAAGGTGTACTGGTATTTTGACGAGTCAAAACTAATTGGGATGTAAACATGTATATCTCCTATTCGTATGTGTATTTATTCAAGATACGAGTGTAACTTTAAAAAAGTTTTTTCAAAATTAAGCAGTTGACAGATCGCTGGCTAGATTCTACTATTGTTGTATGTCAAATCATTTCTTAAAAAATCTAGAAAAAATCGCAGAGGATTGGTCGAAAGCTGAAGAAGCCTATGACGCTGATTGTGATGCGTGGTGGAATAGTCTTCCACAGGATCAACAACTGCAGGCGTTTTACTCTGTAATTAAGCGAGTGACAAAAGCAGAACTAGGTGAACACGGGTCATATAGATATATTTTGTATGATGTTTTTGGATTTGGACCAGGAAGTTATACTGTGGGTATGCAATGTGGATTTATGGATTTGCATAATGCAATCTACACACCAGATGATATTGCAAACATAAAGGATAAAAAATGAAAGTAGGTCTTAGTTTTAGTAGATGTTTAGTAGATATTGTCGATGGTCGTGTAGATATTGAGGACGTACTGGTTATTATTTCACGCACAAATTTTGATCCGCATGACGACGGGCAATGGAAACAAATATGGAACGGGTATCGCTTTGGCGGTAGGTCCGAGGCTGTATGGGCAAATTATGAAGAATCACAAGAGGACCTATTTAGACAAACCACCCTTGCTTTATACACACAAGGTAAATTGCATCAACCTCGACGGTTTGGTAGCTACAGAGAGCGTCTTAATTTCATATGGCTAGAAACTGTTTTGTTTGATAAGGATCTAGAATCAAATCCAGCTTTGAAAGATGCATGGGAAACCTTTCAGGTTATGGCAGAATTAACAGAGCTAAACATGAACAAACAAGTAGGATCGTAATAGTAGCACACAGGTATGACCCTTGTAAAACGCATACATATAGAACTGTCAACTAGGTGCCAAGCTAGTTGTCCAATGTGTCCAAGAAACCATTCTGGAGGTATCACACGCAGCTTTGTAGGGCCAACTGATATAAGTTTTGAACAATTCAAAAAATGGTTTACTGACAATTGGTTGTCTCAGTTAGAATATTTTTTGGCATGCGGGAATTATGGCGACCCTGTAATGAACAAAGACAGTTTGCCAATTCTCGAGTATCTGAGATCGCATAACCAAACCTGCAAAATAAGTTTTCATACCAATGGAAGTGCTCGTGATAAAGACTGGTGGCAGCGATTAGCAGAGATAATTGGTAAACAAGGTCAAGCTGTATTGGCTATTGACGGTTTCCATGACACACATTCTCTGTATCGAATTGGAACTAACTGGGATCATGTAATGAATACAGCTGATATTCTTATTGCATGCGGAATCGATGTGTGGGCGGAAACTTTGATTTTTGATCATAATAAACACGAAATAGATCAACTCAAAGAATTTCTATACAATCGTGGCTTTAGACATATAAATGTCAAATACACACAGAGATTTGCCGGAGGATCAGAATTTCCAGTGGCCAACGGATCAATTTTGAAATCTGCAGAAAACAAACCTTGGCAGTCTGTAATCACAGGCGATACCTATGAAAACTGGTTGACCAATACTGAAATTGATCCAAAATGTCAGCAAAATGGTGGTGAAATTTATGTAGATGTAGCTGGACGATTATGGCCTTGTTGTTGGGTAGCAGATTCTTACACGCGGCTCACAGATCCTGATCATGGAGATCATAATTGGTCTAAATGGAGTAGAATTCAAGGACAGGAAATCAAAAAGATCGTTGAGCAGTCAATACCATTATACTTACGCGATAATAATATTGAAATTACGTTAGAAAACTATGCAAAGCAATTGGATATTTGGAAAGATCTGTGGTTATCTGATCGCAAACCATGTGAATGCGTAATACATTGTAAGAAAAAATATATAAACAGGGTCTAGTACACCATGACAAAGTCTCCCATCGAGTGGAAAATTCGCGGCTACCCGTACATAGTTAATTATAATTGTAACAACAGTAAAGATGGCGATATCTTAGACTGGTTCGATGAAAATCTTGATTCAAACGCTTGGGTAAGAATAAACCATTATCAAATTGTTTTTTCAAATCAAGAATCTGCTGCACTATTTCAGTTGACATTCTCATATGAATAAACAAGTGACGCAATTTCTCAGTCAGAATGAAATAGCTGATAGAATTATGTGGTGTTCAAATAGCTTGTCTCGCAATGCATATTCATATGCATTGAAAAATTTTATTTGGGCACCAGATAAAGGAATTGTCTATCCTGTAACATGGGAATTTTATGACGAGTCTTCCTATCTTTTATATTTTTTAACGTGGGTAGACAGTGCATAAAATACTTGTTGGGATCCAGAAAATTACTCAGAATTATGCAAGTGGGCTAATCTCAATTGCCATGATAGATGGTACGCTGAATGTGTTGATGTATCAGATGTTTCGTTAACATATGATAAAATGGCAGAATTTACTTTTTGCAATTTAGCTGATGCGTGCTTCTTTGCAATGGTATGGTTGTAACGAAGCGTGCCCTGAGGAAGAACTATAGAAATTTATGTTGACAATAGATAACAAAATAAGACATAAATATTATTGATGATGCTATATAGGCCATCAATATTATCTTGCTTAGAAAAGGAGATCAAATATGAGCACGATCATTGGAATTGACCTGGGAACAGGCAACAGTTGTGTTGCTGTCATGGAAGGCAAAACCGTAAAAGTAATTGAAAATGCCGAAGGTGCTAGAACAACCCCAAGCGTTGTAGCGTGGACAGACAAAGAACAACTGGTAGGAGCTGCTGCAAAGAGGCAAGCTGTAACTAATCCTGTTAACACTGTAAGCGCTGTCAAACGTCTAATAGGCAGACGCTATGACGACAAGATGGTTCAACAAGATCTAAAAACTCTATCCTATACGATTGTACCTTCCTCTAACGGTGATGCCTGGGTAAGTATAAACGATCAAAAATATTCTCCTCAAGAAATTTCCGCGCAGATACTTGTAAAGATGAAAGATACCGCTGAAGCTTATCTTGGAAAAAAAGTAACACAAGCTGTTATTACAGTGCCCGCTTACTTCAATGACGCTCAACGTCAAGCTACCAAGGACGCTGGAAAGATTGCCGGGCTCGAAGTGCTGCGTATTATAAACGAACCAACTGCTGCTGCGCTGGCATTTGGTGTAGACAAAGGGGGATCCGGTAAGGTAGTAGTGTTTGACTGCGGTTCAGGAACTCATGACGTTAGTGTCCTGGACATAGGAGATGGTGTTGTTGAGGTCTTAAGTACAAATGGTGATACTCACTTGGGTGGTTTGAACTGAGCCTCCCATAAAAAATCCTGTGAACTGCTGGAAACCCCTTATAGACATGAATGCTACAGCACAATCAGTAATGATAATTGCGAATGCCAAAAAAGGCATGGATTGGGCAATCAGCAGCCAAACGACCAAGAAATTGGCCGAAGGTTCAACGACTAGGCAAAGTAACCTAAAATCTAATCAGATCACGGTAAAATGCCCACGAGTGCAGGAAACACGATCACCTCTCCTTAATATAAATAGTATTATAGGAGGTGAAGATATGGACAAAGTGTGGATCGTATATAAGACAACAAATCTAATCAATGGATGTACATACTTCGGCGTACATGGCACTACTAATCTTAATGATCGATATATTGGATCTGGTAAAATATTAAGATTGGCCGTTAGAAAGTACGGACGTAAGAACTTTGAACGAATTATTCTCGCAAGTTTTGATAATGCCAAGGATGCTTATGATCACGAAGCCTCGTTGGTAACATCAGATCTAGTTAATCAACCAGATGTCTACAATGTCACCACGGGCGGAACTGGTCGAAGAGAATTAACTGAAGAAGGTCTTAGTAGTATCATCATGTCTAGACGCAATAAAGTAGTTGCATTTGATAAAGAGCTTGGCAAAAAAGTCAGCATTACAAAGGCAGAATTTATTGCCAATCCTGCTCGATTTGTTGGCAATACAAAAGGCTATAGGGTAATGAAAACTCTAGACAACACTGTTGTTGTTGTTGGAGTTGACGATACTAGCAATCTAGTCGGAGTAACCCGCGGCCAGAGAAAAGCTCTAACCAATGATGGTAAAACCGTTATGGTTTCGGTAGATGATCCGCGCTTCTTGACCGGAGAACTTCGGTCTGTGAACAAAGGTAAGGTTATTGTTAAAGATACCAATGGCAATAAATTTGCAGTTGATCAATCTGATCCAAGGCTAACATCCGGAGAATTAGTCGGTGTAGCTTCTGGTAAACGATATAAGCATAACAAGAAGCGACCGCAGGTTACATGTCCACATTGTTCAAAACTAGGAGATGCGTCAAATATGCAAAGATGGCATTTCGATAGGTGCAAAAATCGTGTTAAGATATAGTCTGAGCTTGCATGAAAGTGCAAGAGGTTGGGATAAAGAGCCCAATGATAACACACTGGAAGACTTTGACGAGCGTCTTGTTAATTACATGGCAGACGATTTTAAAAAGACTAACGGCATAGACTTACGCAATGACAAACTGGCTTTGCAGCGTCTACGCGAATCAGCTGAACGTGCCAAAATTGAACTGTCAAGCACAACAGAAACAGAAGTAAACATTCCATATGTTACTGCTGACGCAAGCGGTCCAAAACATCTTTTGTTAAAAATTTCAAGGGGTAAATTTGAAAGTTTAATAAGCGATCTAATTGAAAGAGCTATAGCTCCTTGCAAAGCTGCACTAGCCGATGCTGGTTTAAAGCCCGGTGACATAAAAGAAGTTATTCTAGTTGGTGGTTCAACACGTATTCCTGCAATTCGCAATGCTGTTAAAAACTTCTTCGGTAAAGAACCTAGCAATGCTGTAAATCCTGATGAGGCCGTTGCCATAGGAGCTGCCATTCAAGGTGGTGTTCTTCAAGGTGACGTTAAAGATGTACTACTTCTTGACGTTACACCTCTTTCACTTGGTTTGGAAACATTAGGCGGAGTGTTTACACGATTGATAGATCGGAACACTACTATTCCAACAAGAAAGAGCCAGGTTTTTTCAACAGCAGAAGACAATCAAAATGCAGTTACAATAAGAGTTTTCCAAGGGGAACGCGAAATGGCTGCTGATAACAAGCTTCTTGGGCAATTTGATTTAACAGGTATACCGCCTGCACGCAGAGGAACACCTAAAATCACTGTCACCTTTGATATTGATGCTAATGGAATTGTTTCAGTAAGTGCCAAAGATGAAGCAACAGGAAAAGAGCAACAAATTACTGTCACTGCAAACGGTGGACTGTCAGACGAAGACATTCAACAAATGGTAGCCGATGCTGAGAAAAATAAAGCAGCTGACCAGGCTAAAAAAGAAATGGCAGACGCACGCAATGCAGCACAGGCCGCTATTAATTCAGCTGAACGTCAAGTTGAAGAAGGTGAAGATCTTGATCAAAATCTAGTAGATCAGCTGAATGCTGCTAAAGCAGAACTGCAGAATCTACTAAATGATGACGCTGTTGCTTTAGATCAATTACGAGAAGCAAGCAGTAAACTGATTAATGCATCAATGGCTCTTGGTCAAAGTCAGTATCAAACAATTAATCCAGAAACGGCTTCAACTGAGCAATAATAAAAAAGGTGTAGCTAAAAACTACACCTTTTTACCATAATAAGTCAATCATTCCTTTTGACAATTGTCTTGTGTTAATAGTTTTATTATTTCTATGATCACAAATTTCATCATGCTGTAAACGATAGGTGCGTATTTTATCACCTCTCTGGCCAGACCCAACTTGTGCCTTTTTTTCTGAGCTTATTTTTTCATGCTGCTGTATACCAAAGTATTGTCGCAGTTTAGCAGTTAGATCGTTTTTAGCTTGGGTATAACTAGTTTCTCTACTGCGAGTCTGAGCCGTAACTGTGATTCCAGTTGGCGTATGGGTAAGCCTTATACTATTCTGATGTTTATTTCTGTGCTGGCCTCCTTTACCTGTACCGCTGAACCACGATAAACTTAGATCTTTTTCATCTAATACAAACTCATTGGTCAAGTTTGGATCTATAACACTAACGGTAACAGTACTGGTGTGCACTCTACCTTTTTTCTCAGTAGGTGGCACACGTTGCCATCGATGACCTCCGGCTTCTGCTTCAAGTTTTTCTAAATTTTGTCCTGAAAATTCAAGTGAGATGGCAAAATTGCCGTGCCCTTTTGTGCTGGGTCTCACATCTGCCCAGCGGCACTTTCAACCAACTCTGGTTGCTAGATTAAAATAGATGTCTGCTAAATCTTTAACTAACAGCTGACTATCAGCACCGCCTTCGGCAGCGTGTATTTCTATTATTCTACGCATGCTACGTCTCCTTTTACATGGTTTCTATACTATTTAATTATTGTCTAAGAATGTCAAGAAAAGACTTGACATCTATAATGGCTCATGGTATTGTGAAGTCAATCGCATTAGTGAAAAGGAGATAGATGTGGAAAAAACTTTTACTATCGTTGGCGTAAGTACTATTGGAACTCCGACCAACAACCAGACAAAATTTCGCGTTGCCAATGGCGATCTTGCTGCTCGACGTAAGGTGCTTGAGCGAGTAGGACATTTTGATATTAATCTTATTGATCTTCCTACTCCAATGACCAAGCTGGCAGCTATTGAATATTATAAATCACTTTATCCAGAAGCAGCTGGCATTCGAATGCTAAATCAAAAAGAAGTTTCACCAAAAGCCAAAACAGTTGTTCTGCGAGGAGCGAACAAAAAGTCCGTAGCAGACGCTGCGTCAGAACTTTTGCGAGCGATCGAAGAAGTATAATAAAGTTGGCTTATCGGAGTTAATGCTGTATAATTTGCATATGGATAAAGTAGAAATGGATAAAGTAGAAATGGATAAAGTAGAAATGGATAAAGTAGAAATGGATAAAGTAGAAATGGATAAAGTAGAAATCATATTCAAAAAACAAATAGCTAATTCTCCGTGTATGGCAATGATGTTACAAGCTCATGCTGAACTAATTGAAAAAAGCTGGGCAATGAATATACTTCCGTTTGGGCATAAAAGCAGTTGCATTTATGCTCAAATTGAAAATGACATTGCAGGTGCTATAGTTTTTATTTTTGACCCTGATATTGAAGTTGTACACACTCAGTTATCCTATGTGAAACCACAGTATCGTGGCCGGCGCATATACCAGTCAATGCACAAATACCTGCATGATTATGCACGTAAAGTCGGAGCGCATAGAATAACCAGTACAGTTCATATAGACAATCAGCCACTTTTGCAAGCAAGTACACGAAGCGGCATGACTACTCGCTGGGTTGCACAGATTTTAGAATTGTAATATGGTTACACTTTCATATACAAATAGTTTTAAATTTGGCTATAACGGTGAGTGGTTCAACTCACGAGTATCAAAAAATGACCAATGGATGACACAGTATGATCCAATTGAAAGACCTGTAGTTGATTTTGGAACAGAGTGTATAAACACAGCAAAATTAATACGTGAAACAGCTACTGGTCCGATAGATGTTTTGTTTTCAGGTGGACAAGACAGCGAGGTGTGCTTAAACGCATTCTTGCTAGCAGGGATATCTGTTAATGTATTAATCATGCGTTTTAAAGATGGGTTTAACGCATTTGATACAGCTTATGCAACCAAATATTGTCAAGCACACAATATTGAACCAATTTATGTAGACCTGGATATTTGTAAATTTTTAGAAACAGATGCCTGGGATTATGCTGCACTTACGCAGTGCACCTCTCCGCCGTTGTTACCTCATTTGTGGCTAATAGATCAAAGCGATCACTATGTGGTAATTGGGTCAGGTGATGTTTTTTTGTATAAAAATATTTTAATTGCTCAAGGCACAGTACCAGATACAGAATTTTACACAATTAACCAAAAGATTACACCTAAAACAACGTTTGATAACAAATGGTATTATAGGGAACACGAGTCAATTGCAGCATTGCATCGTCTGTTTATGTTACGTAATAGAGACGGATGCCCAGGATTTTTCCAGTACAATCCTGAGCTAGTTCTAAGTTGGCTAAATGAACCAGAGGTCAACAGAGACTTAAGTGGATCAAATGACAGAGTCAGTACACTGTATACCAAATACGAAATTTATCAAAGGATTTGGCAGATTCAAAATAGACCTAAATTTGATGGATTTGAAATAGTTCGGCATGCTGTCAGCATTCCAAAAATGCGGCAGAGTTTGGAAACACAGAATGCAGATTTCATGCAAACCTACAAAGTACAAGTTGACGATTTGCGCAAACAATTACAAGGCGATATAAATGGATAAGAAGGCGATTTTTGTATGCCAGTGTCATTCACATGAACATATGGTATCAGTTGATTTGTACGATTGGGATAATGGCGATGTAGATTTTTGTTTGTCCGTAACAGCAGAAACACATCTATCATGGCTAAAACGATTGAAAATCGCTGTGAAATACCTATTTGGCTTACCAGGACTATCCTGGCACGATGTAATGCTAAAGGACGAAGATGTGCTAACATTGTCACAGTTGATTGCAGATTATAATGCGTTAAAAAACAGCCAACCGGAAAATAACCGACATGTCTGAAATTATTTCATACAAAGGTGACCCTTGGTACGCCGACGAAAGTGACGACTGTGTGCGCCTATTTAGAGGCAACCTCCAAATACTCAAAGCGCCAAAGAACGGAACCCCTTACGAGGAATATTAGCCCGAGCCAAAAATGCTAAAGTGGATGCTTGATGCATTGAATGAAAAAGAACGTAGTGAAAGATTGGCACCTGTATTGAATGGAACTGATACCTGCTGGTGCTATCATTGCATGGAAAAGAGAACGGATCCAAACACGGGATGGCCGATGACCTTATCAACATTTATCACCTGTCCCAACTGCGGAAACAAGCGTTGTCCACGAGCTACAGACCACAATTTAGCCTGCACCGGCAGCAATGAACCAGGACAAAAAGGCAGTAGATATGAGTGAGCGTCCTGATATTGACACCTGGGCACTGGATCTAGCAGACCTAGTCGCAACACGTAGCCGTGACCCAAACACAAAGGTTGGCGCAGTAATCCTTAGGCCTGATAACACTATTGCAGCGGCTGGCTATAATGGCTTTCCAAGAGGTACTTACGACGACGATGAGATTTATGCAGATAAAACACGTAAACTGCTGAGAGTGGTCCATGCTGAGTTGAATGCAATTTTAACCAGCCGAGAGCCGTTACATGGTTACACACTTTACGTTTCGCCATTACATCCTTGTAGCCAATGCGCTGCGGCTATTATACAAAGCGGAATTAAAACGGTGATTGCGCGAACTGATCCTTCTAGAGAAAGTACAACATGGCGCGAAAGTTTTGCCGAAGCCGGCCGGATGTTTAAAGAAGCAAATATCAAAGTAAAACTATTGACAGACTCGCATATAGAAATTAGTTTATGAAATAAGGGAGTTGCAAAATGCACAAGGATAAACTACAACATCATCTAGAACATCTTAAAGAAAAGCATGCCAAACTAGATGATCAAATAGATAAAATGGAATCTTCTGGAGTTTTCCAAGATTTTCAACCTAATGAAATGAAAAAACAACGGCTGTTGATAAAAGATGAAATGTCTATTACAGAACAAAAAATTGCAGGCTGTGCATGAGCAAATTGAATCTAATTGATGTGTCTAAGGCGTTAGGTTGGCGCATCGCCGAGGGCAGCAGTTATAACTGGCTGAGTTATGGTCCTCAGTGTCGGTATTTTGATTTTTCTGATTCAATTGAAGAGTCTAAATGGTACATTAGTATTATTGCTAATGTAGAGACACTTGAGATTCGAGAAGTTACAGGGTACGGTTCTATCTATGAATTGGTTGCAAGTCCATGGAAATGGATTGATAATCAGTATTCTGACGCATATCTCAATGAATGCAAAGAACGTCAATTACGTCCTGATATCGCCTGGGACGATGTAAAATATTACAATGTTGAATCTGTGGACGAACTGCAAAAACTAATTGATATGGTAGGTGCCATAGACAATGTTTGAATGTATTATTTTAGGTGATAGTATTGCAGTAGGTACACATCAAGCAAAAACAGAATGTGTTGCTTATGCACAAGGCGGTATCAGCAGCTATCAATGGAATAGAAAATACAATCACACAAATCTGGAAGCGAAAATAGTGGTTATATCGTTGGGCTCAAATGACTCAACGGCTATTCACACTGAACAAGAGCTGCGGACATTGCGTAATAGAATAACATCTGCACATGTGATGTGGATAGTTCCTAATGTTAAACCTTATATTCAGCAGATTGTTAAAATGCTAGCTAGAGAATACGGCGATAGCGCTATACCTATTAAACACTCTAGTCCAGATGGTATTCACCCTACAGTTCCAGAATACAAGTCTATAGCAAGGGCTATTCAATAATGTATACGGTTGTAAGTGATTATTATGGAACAGGCGAAGGACGTACCATTATGATGTGTATTTGCAGAGGTTTTCCAGATGCAACGCATCCTAAGTACGATACTGAAACTGATCCAAAATTTTGGGCATTAGAAAGTTTTAAAAAGCAATTTGGTGAATTTTATACCTATGGCGCCGATCTGCACGAAGGTTTATTTTTAGACTTTGAAGGAGCAGAGTTTTTGATTTCAGACCAATTAAGGAAATCGTTAACACAATGGCAAAGCTGCGCAAATCTATTTTACGCTGCTAAATTTCATTTTAATTTCAGCTAAAACTACCTGCGTATCCAAATTCCAACATCTGGACGATTACTCCAGGGAATTCCAAATTCATGAAAGTGAGCTGACAACCATTCATGTGGTCCTAAACTAAGTGTGCCGGCTCTAGCAAGTATGTCAAGGCTTTCAAATTGTTTCCCCCATTTATGCATTAGATCACTTGGTCCGCATGCCCATGCATCTGAGATAACGTCTGGCCCGTACATCCCGTCGAGAGATACTATTGTACTATCAAGATTATCTAGATCAATTGGGTGCAAATAATCTATATCATATCTAGTGCAAACTATACGATCAAATTTTTTGCCCAACTGATTTTCATAATCTCTTGCCATGTTTAGACTTGTTGATCTACTATAGACCTGGCCTAATGTCCCTTTAGGTCTATGGTGCGGATCTGGGTGATGAAAGGATTTATATTGTTCTACCAGTTTACTAAACATAGCGTCATGTAGATGATACCTGTCAAATACTAGAGAAACAGGTTTTAATCTATCAAAAAGCTGCACAATATAGTCTGTATCTACTGACGCACTGTTTCTATCGTAGCCTACATGAGCTAGAGGATTAGATGCTTCAGTCGGATGCTGAAAAAACCCCATGCTGTCTGTCCATGCCATTATGAAAATTTTATCTATGCTATTGCATGCAATAAGATTTGCATGCAGTTGTGGCCAACATTCATTAAATGATCGAAAATGTCCATACAGACAAAGTGCGGTGTTCATGCTACAATTTATAATAATCTTTTTGGATTAACCAAATATGAAAAAGCAGAATTTTCTAATTGTAATGTAATTTGGTCATATATTGACTTTAATTCGCACAGCATTGCTTTATTAGGAAAGTCTAAAAAATCTACAAATGCTATTTCAAAAATTTGAGATAAAAACCCCACTGCCGATGCTGCGTCTAAATCTATAACTGCTGACGAGTTATCAAGATAATCTTTGAATACCATAACGCGCCTGCGCATTGTACAAGCAGCATTAATAGACAAACTGATCCATTCTTTGTGTATCATATGATCACCTATATATTAAATATTTATATTGAAACATGCTGGATATCTCTTGACTTACCATACAATTATTGTATGTTTTCTAATAGTTTGGAGGGGATAGGAATGGCAAAAAGTCTCAGTGCCGGTGTTGTAATTACCAATGGAACTAGTATTCTGTTATGTCATGTAACAGGTAATAAACATTGGGATTTGCCAAAGGGTAAAGTAGAATCTGGCGAACATGTTCTTAATGCTGCGATTAGAGAATGTTTTGAAGAAACCAGCATCAAATTGCAAGAAGATCAGTTGGTCGATTTGGGCATATTCAAATATAAAAAAGATAAGGACCTTCATCTTTTTCTACAACTTACTGCTGACATGCCTGACACTGATAAACTGGATTGTTCAAGTACGTTTGATAGTGGTAAAGGCATACACAAAAAAGAAATGGATGCATTTGCAAACGTTACATGGGATAAAATTCACAAAAAAGTATTACCTGACATGTTACGTGTGTTAATGGAAGTAAAAGACCAACTGTGAAACCAAAAACACTATTTGATAAAATAATTACATTTTGGTGGATATTCTGTTGCGTTGCAGGAATAGCAATAGGCTTTCCACTAAGCGTGTATTTTGATACGTGGTACCTGATTTTATTACAACTTGTACCATTATGTGTCTCATTTTTTTCTTTTTTAATTCATAGTATGCACTCTTGCCAAGACAGAGTTTGGTTAGTTAGGTTGGTATGCTCATTATCTAGAAATCTTACGCCTGTAGAATTATATAGTTACCGTGCAGAAAAAACATACTCGGTAGCCAAAATAGATCAAGATGGATTATTGCATGCATACTGCTGTTGGTTTTATGAAATCGGTGATTGTATTTTGCTTCCAAATGGTCATATTAGTGAAAATTCCGACGTAAGTTATCAGTTTTTCTGGATGCCATTGCGCAGAAACGAAAGGGTTGAATTTATCTTACGCAACGATTTACCTGATTTTGCACAGATTGCACAACTGCCAAAAGCGGAACGCTGCCGTCTTATGTCCCAGTATAAGGATAAACAATGAGCAACTATGGATTAGCTAATTTTTCGTTGTGCATTACCTGATACTAGTGTACAATGTTTTTAATATTTTTTTTGGGGATAACATGACTGATAATACAGCGTTAGGTGATCGTATGAAGGAATACGAATCCTATGAAACAAATAGAAAGTTCATGCCTGGACTACCAATCTACGCACGGGTAGACGGTCGCGGATTTTCTAGATTCACAAGAGGCATGGAACGGCCCTATGACATTCGTATGAGTAATGCAATGATCGAAACAACCAAAGTGTTGGTTGAACAAACGCATGCTACTATCGGCTATACTCAAAGCGATGAAATTTCATTGGTATGGATCCCTAATGAACACGGGCACAATTGGTTTGACGGTAAAGTAATGAAAATGACCAGTGTGCTGGCAGGTCTAGCAACTGCTGCGTTTGGCCAGGCAATTTTGCTGGAATTCAGCAACATGCACGGTCTTCCTTTGTTGCAAAAAATGCCTCACTTTGATACCCGTGTGATCAGCATGCCTAGTGAGATTGAAGCTGCTAACATGTTGCTGTGGCGAAATCAGGATTGCGCAAAAAATAGCATAACAATGGCAGCAAGCTCTCTTTACAGTCATAAAGAACTTCAAGGTAAGAATTCAGCTAACAAGCACGACATGCTATTCGACAAGGGCATAAATTGGTCAACCGACTATCCGTATTTCTTTAAGCGTGGGACATTTGTTAGACGACGCTCTGTTGAAAGATTGTTGGCCGAACACGAGTTGAATTCTATACCAGAAGAATATCGACCTGCATCAAATGAGAGAGTTGTTAGATCAACGGTTGACCCGTACGATCTACCTCCACTTTCTAAAATAGAAAATTTAGTCCCTGTGTTGTTCAAGGATGCTGACCCTGTGTTACGATCTGGGTAACACAGGGTAATACAATCTTCTTTCAATCCATCCGTCGCCTGGATGCTTAAATGATATTTTATTTGTTATACCATTATTATACCATTTTCGACCAACTCGTGCATGACTTAGTTTTCTTTTAGATTCTGTTGTGTGTGGCGTACCAGATCTACCTTTTAGTTTGCTCGGTTTACCTTTTTTCGCAAAACTTATCTTTGCACATCTCTCTGCGATCCATATCTGATTTTTACCCGCATCTCGTATTTTTTCAATGGTTTCTGGTGTATGACGTTGTAGACCAATCTTACCTTTATTCCACGGAACAGATCCTAATTTTAATTGAGATATTTTAGCACACGTTTCGGCAGTTACAACTCGGTTACGTTTTGCAACAGACATCTTGTGTTTTGTTTCGTTGGATATAGGCGCATCTCGCCTGAAAGCTACCCCTCTAATATTTCCGTTTAGCCATTTTGGGTCTTGTAACACTTTCATCCGGCGTAATACTTTTTCTTCCCAGATAATTGCGTCGTTGGGTGTGTCAAACTCGCGTCGAATTTCAAATAGAAATGCTGAATCTCCGTATTTTTTTCTTAATTTTGCTATTTTCTTACTACTGGTAAAGTAATGAATCCAAAAATCTTGCTTTGCCTGTAGACGATTTCGCCATCTTACCCCATAATAGTATTGATTTGTTGGAATACACTTCAACAGGTATGTATAAGGTCTAGGACCTGCATAAGTAGTCATGTGCTGTTGCTCCTTTCAAGCAATAGAGTGGTCGGAGAGTGCGAATCTCGTGGACCACACTTATTTAGCTCTATAGTCTGCAGGATAACATGGCCACTAGGCACTATTACAGCCACAAAGATATGCATCTTAAGAATCAAGCTGTCATGAATGAAATGCTTTTTGCCAAGGGAGTTAATTTTAACGACTATCCTACTTTTTTCAAAAGAGGTACATGGGTTCGAAGAGTAACTGAAGAACGGATTCTCACAGCCGAGGAATTGGATAGAATTCCTGAGAAATATCGCCATATGTCAACAGAATTGCATTTACGGAGTAAGATGGTAGATTTTGATTTGCCTCCTCTTAATAAAATTGCCAACCTAAGGGATTTGCTCTTTTATAGTAAATCTATCGTTAACAAAACCTAAGGAAAATAACATGAAGACAATGCTATTAATGTTTATGACACTAAACGGAAACCCTGTTGGACCAACAGAATACATTTTACCTGTATCTGATTCATGCAGGTCAGAACTTAATTATATCAAAGGTATTAATCAAGTATACGAACAAGGAAAAACTGGCATGTTTATCTATGCCAGTTGCGAACCTGTTAAAATCAAATGATTACAATTTCAAACGATCGACCGGATTGGTGTCACATCTCTGTTACTGACACATAGGGCGGCAAGAATATTCATGTGACATGGAGTTTGGAACTTGAACAAATAATTCAATGGGCTAAAAAGAAAATGCAGTATGAAAAACAGGAAATAGCTGTGCGAGAAAATAACCCTGCACTGAATGATGCGTGGGAAACCTATCAAACGCTCTATAAATTGATTAGGTAAAAATAACATACCTGCCTGGTATTGCATTTTATGTTGCAATGCAGCATAAATAATCTACTAGGGAGACTAGGTATGTTAAAGAAATGGTTCAAATGTTTTATCACTGCGGTTATCACAGCACAACAAGCCAGAGCCGATAAGGTGATACAAGAAGGACGCCTTTTTGTTTTTTAGATTTTGATTGACCTTGTGTATTACTGTGCTATATTGACTGCATAGACAACATACACAAGGATGTAATGATGAAGATTAACGCGACAGAAACGGCAATTGTCGAGCGCAATGGTATTGCATCTGATGGTGCATTTACTATTCAGTTCAATGCCAAAATGGCTAAGATCCTCAGCGATGGTCTTTACAGCGATAAAATTCAAAGCATCATTCGCGAACTTACCTGCAATGCTATTGACAGTCATGTTGAAGCCGGCAAGGCAGATGAACCAATCGAAGTCCATCTTCCTACCATTTTTGAACCATGGTTTTATGTGCGAGATTTTGGCGTAGGACTTGATCACGAGCAGGTGATTAAGATTTATACCTGCTATGGAGCATCTACAAAAACAAATTCAAATGAATTTATTGGACAGCTTGGGCTAGGCAGCAAGAGTCCGTTCTCATATGTAGATGCCTTTGACGTTACAGCACGTAAAAACGGCATTGAACGGCAGTATTCAATGTATAAAAATGAAGAGGGCATGCCTAGCGTTGCTCTTTTGCACGAATCTTCTACAACAGAACCCAACGGCATTACTGTCAAAATGCCTGTCATTAATGGGGATTACAACCGATTTATTGACAAAGCCAGGCAGGTATTTCGCTGGCTGTCAGTTAAGCCTCTTGTAACAGGTGTTAGTGAGTTTTCTGTTATGCCTGTTGAAAACATGTGGGAAGGTGATGGGTGGGCTGTTCGTCGCAAGAGTATTGACAGCTACTACAATTCAAGTGCTAATTTTGCTGTTGCACTTATGGGAAAAGTTGCATACCCTATTGCAAGTAATAGTATTTCAAATCTAACCGATGTGCAGCGAGCTGCGTTGTCGTTACCTATCACGTTGACGTTTGATATTGGCGAACTTGACGTGGCCGCCAGTCGTGAAGCACTTGGCTATAATGCCTATACTCAACAAAATATCAAAAACAAGCTTGATGTAGTGGTGCGCGAGATTGGTAAGGTATTTGAGGAAAAGGTTTCTAACGCCAAAACTGAATGGGAGGCACGAGAGCTCTTTGGAAGGATTTTTGATCGAAGCACTGGCTTTCGTCATGAACTGGAAACAATTTATGGCAAACAAGGTCTAAATTGGCGAGGAATCGTAATTAAAAACAATTATATCGAACTTGATACCAGTGAGCTATGGGATAAAAGTATTACTCCCGGAGTATACAGTTTTCTTGGTGGTTACAAGAACCTGCGACAGTTCACCTATCATGATAAAATTGCTTTTCGGTGTTCCAGCCAGATTCGGATTGTATTTGATGACATGCCTGTTGGCGGCAAAAACCGCATGAAATATTTGCGTGAATGTGTAGGCCCTGATCCGGATATCTTCTATTTGGAACCAAGCCCGCTCAAAACTGTTGAAGAAGTCGCTGCAATGCTTGGTAATGCACCTTACACGTTTACCAGTATGCTTCCTAAGAAGCCGGCTGAAAAGCGGGAACGTGTGCACATGCTGCGGTTTACTGGTTATGATAAAGCAAAGAAGGCTTGGGCGCCCGTTGATATTGAAATTGATGACGGCGGATTTTATGTGCAACTGTCACATTACGATGTGATGGACGGTGAGCAGGTTCATAGCAATTTTGAGAGCACAATTCAATGGGCACAAAAATGCGGAATTATCTCAAGCGATACTGTCATTTATGCTCCTCGATATGGATTGAAGAATAAAGTTGCTGAACACGACGATTGGGTTGAATTTTTTGGCTGGTTGCGTAATCAAATCACGCAGAAGCTCAGTGTAAAAGTTGCACAAATCGCCGCAGACAGTCATGAATATAGGCAATTTACCGCAAATATGCGTGACAAAACGCTTTGGCAGTCGCATATGCAACTTGTCACAGCCAACAGCCTGTTTGCCAGGTTTAGATCAGCAATGATGCTGCTTGAAGCGAAACATCAACAAGCAGATAAAAACGAAGCACTTGTTTCTCTAGCACTACGGTTTGGGCATGATACCAACAAAGTTCCGCCAAGCGAAAATGTCCATCAACTGTGGGAAATGATCAAACAAGTTTATCCTATGTTGCCATTGGCACTAGATCGGTATGGCTATTCAGCATATGGCAATAATCAGCACGTTATCAACTATATCAACATGGTTGATAAAATGACTGAAGTTTCTATAGAAACAGCAGTGTCAGACGTAATTAACGCTTGACATTAACATAAACACTGCTACACTTACAACGCAACAACAGCTCAAAGGAGAGCAACACAATGACAATTACTGCAAGTATCGTTGGGCCTACGTTTGTTACCGTCATGGTAAACGGACAAACCCATACTATCAATTCAGATCATGCGAATTACAATAAAATTCGTGAAGCACTGAAAACCAAAGATCTTGATTTGGTTGAAAAGCTTATTAACGTAGCGAAGGCTGTAACAAAATACGTAGCTGGGCGAGTTACTGTAGTCGGCGATAAGGTCATGTACGGCGACCATGAAGTCAAAGGCAGTGTTGTGCAGCGCATCATTGCCATGCTAAATGAAGGATTTGATGCAGAGCCAGTTATCAAGTTTCTTGAAAATCTCATGTCTAATCCATCTAAGCGTGCAGTTGACGAGCTTTACGGCTTCCTAGAAGCAACATCACTGCCTATTACCGAAGATGGTTGTTTCCTTGCTTACAAGAAGGTAAACAATGATTACATGGATTTCTATACCAGGCGTATTAGCAACAAGCTAGCAAGTCTTATGTCTCCACAAGAGCTTGCTGCACTACCAGTTACTGTGGGCAATGTCACTACTGAAGTTGTAAATGGTGTAACCACACTAAGTATGCCTCGCAATCAAGTGGATGACGAGCGTGATCGCACTTGCTCATATGGTCTGCATTTTTGCAGTCTTTCATATTTGCCACATTATCACGGTGGTGCCGGCTGTGTTCTAATTGTAAAAATTAATCCAGCGGATGTTGTTAGTATTCCATCGGATTACAACAATGCAAAAGGACGCACATGTCGCTATGAAGTAATCGGTGAACATACTTCAGAATACTCCGAAGCCTGGACAAAGCCAGTATGGGTAGATTCAACTGATGATCTTGACGATGACATCGGTGAAGATGAAGATGATCAGTTTGATAATGGATATGATGCTGGCCAGTTAGCTGCTGAAAATGCAAGTAATGCTCTCAGCGCATATGACGCTACACCTCCTTCTGGTAGTTCTACAAGTTTTGTAAGGGGTTACGTAGAAGGCTATGCCGGTAATTATCGTGTTGACTGGTATGATGTTGGTTATGCAGCAGGTCAAGACGATGTAAATGATTCTAACAGTTACGAAGATTTGGTACCAGCTGCATGCGATGACTCAAATCAGTATCGCGAAGGCTATGCAGATGGCTGGCGTGATGCTAAAGTTGAAAAACTAGGTTGATCCAAGCAACTGGCATGTCAGACAAAAAACTAATCTGGCATGCCAGTACAATGGTTACTAGACAACAAACTATTAAAAATCCAATATGGTGTTGCGGCAACGGGTTGCATTCTGGAGAGAATACTAGAGTGCAACTTTGTCCTGCTAAAGAAAATACAGGAATTGTGTTCCATGTTATGGAACATCATGATATCAAAGGAATAATTCCTGCTAGTATTTCATCTATAAAATCTGGACAGTTTAGAACTGTTTTACAGAATGGCAACCATTCAGTACAAACTACCGAACACTTGCTTGCAGCAATTTCTGCTTTTGGAATTTCAAATTTAATAATCGAAGTATGGGGTAATGAAATACCCATACACAACGGAAGTGCCAATGCATGGACATTGCTTATCGAAATGGCAGGAATTGTTGAGCAACAGGAAATAGTTCCAAAAATTCGTATATTGAGGACCATTGAAGTAGATGATAAAAATGGATGGTGTAAATTTATACCTTATCCACATTTTGAAATTGAATATCATTTGAACTACACTTGTCAGCCAATTGGTGTTCAACACTTTAAAATTGTACCGAACAAAAAGAATTTTGTAGAACAAATAGCAGATGCGAAAACGTTTGGACTGCTATCAGATTATCATATCCTACTTGAAAAAAATCTAAGTAACGGTTCTAATCTGCAAAATACTTTGGTATTTACGGAGACAGGACTATTAAATCCACATATGTCTAAATGGGATAACGAACCTGTGCGACATAAAATACTAGATGCTATAGGTGACCTTTCGTTAATTGGAAAACCAGTAATTGGAAAATTTATAGGACATCAAAGCGGGCATTGTTTAAATTTAAGATTAGCTGAAAAATTGATCAACAGTAGTTCAAATTGGATGTTGGAAGACTGTTAAATAATTGCGCTATGACTCCTCATCCTGATTATTGTTATAAAACCAATATAAACATAGACAACGCTTTTAAACCAGATTGGGTTCTGCCTGGTGCCGGTAATGTCAACGGAGTTTGGACATTTAATGCGCAGCAAATATTTCAATCAGAATGGCTGGACTATATGAAAAATATAGGGTATCCGGTTGAGTTTGTTCTTGTGTTTTATAGACCAGCTGGCTTTCAACATGCAAGTGCGCATGTAGACATTACTGACAAACAAGTTGAAGTAGCTGCATTAAACTGGATCATTGGCGGTAGAGATAGTGTAATGAAATGGTACCGTGGTGATCAGAAAGATTATGAACTAAGATACACTGAAAACCGTATACCATTTGTTTATATACCTTTTGATAGAATTACTGAGCAGCACAGCACTAATATAAATGGTGTAGTAAGTTTAGTACGTGTCGACGTTCCCCACGCAATTTTTTTAGATCATGAACCACGTTGGTGTATTAGTCTAAGAAATACGCAGCCACGTAGTTCATGGGAAGAAACTGTAGAATTTTTCAAAATACTAAATTTATTAGTGGACTAATTTGATTTTATCTCCTTGATAATTTTATAATTAATAATGTAAGATTACAAGGATTTAGAATGAATATTGATCAACGTCAATTAGACTACTTGCGCACATTACGTATACATTTTTGCATACCTTGTTATGGCGGTATGCTAAATGAATGTTTTTTTATTAGCATGCTAAAGTTCATGGCAGCAGCTAATCAATTGCATTTACAATTTACAATTGACACAATGGTCAATGAAAGCCTAATTCCCCGAGGGCGTAATAGTTTGGTAGCTAAATTTCTAGCATTTGAACCAAAAAGCACCCACCTTATGTTTATTGATAGCGATATCGGGTTTGAGCCAGAAGAAGTGATAAAACTAATGTTAGCTCAGAAAGATGTTGCTGGAGGACTTTATCCAAAAAAGGCTCTTCCGGTGCAGTATGTGGTGAACAAAATTCCAAACAGTTCAAAAGAAGGCAATTTAGTTGAAGTTGCTAATCTTGGTACAGGATTTATGTTAATTAAACGTGAAGTTATTGAAACACTAATTCGTGCAAAACCAGAACTACATTATCAAGATGCGATTGGTCTTGACGAAAAATATTCACCTTATAAATATGCTTTGTTCGATACTCTTATCGATCCTGTAACAAAGGAGTATTTAAGTGAAGACTATTATTTCTGTAAATTGTGGAGAGAGATGGGAGGAAAAATCTGGGCAGATCTTACCATCAAACTTGATCACGCAGGATACTACAAGTTCGGAGGAGATGCAACACAACTTGCTCCTCACCTGTGATTGTATTAATTGGGTAATATCAGAAAATACAAAACTAAGAGTATCATATGATAATTTGAAGAATGGTCCGTTTGGACCATTCTTCAAATACCTTTCTGATTTACTACATACCACAGAACCTAGACAGTTGATGTGGCATGTTATACACGAAAACATTGCCCCCGCATTATGTAAGTGTGGTTCCCCACGTAAATGGGTTAAAAACAATAATGATTATAGATATACCTGTGGCCCAAAATGTGCAGGCGCTGAGAAATCTAAAAAGAAACCTAGAAAACCTAAATTTCTAAAAGGATTGTATTATAACGATCCAGATCGACTTGCAGCAGCTTTGAAAAAACGTCAGGAAAATAGTTTAGAAAAATATGGCACCGATTGTCCAACAAGCCGGACCGAAGTGTATGAAAAAAGAAAAAAGACAAATCTAGAAAGATATGGAGTAGAGCATCCATTTCAAAATTTAGAAGTGCAGACTAAGGCTGCAACCACTTTTAAAGAAAATCACAAAAAGGGCAGTGAAAATCATACCAATCTTATAGATAAACGAACAAAAACCAGTATTAAACGATATGGCACTGAACATCCTATGCAATCTGATCTGATAAAGGATAAGCAACATGCAACTATGATAGATTTATATGGCAATTCGCATGCACTATTAGTACCAGAATTGAATAATAAACGTAAAAGGACAAATTTAGAAAAATTTGGTTGTGAAGAAGCTATCGCATCATCAGCAGTTAGACAGAGTATTTCGACTTCTAATCAAGCCAAATATGGTGTTGATAATTGGACGCAAACTTTATATTCCGATTATACAAAAGAAATATTGTTTGATCCTTCAAAATTTGAAATAACATTGTCAGGAAAAACATTAGATGAATCGCGAGATTTATTACAGGTATCGTTACGAACAATATTAAATTTTGCATCGAAATACAGTCTTAGACATATATTCTCTAGAGTTAAAACAACATTAATAGAAGCTAAAATAGACAATCTACTATTTGAACATCTCGGAAATACCGGATATATACGAAACAGTAAATCAATAATTCCGCCAAAAGAATTAGACTTCTATATAGACCGTTATAAATTAGCAATTGAAGTCAATAGATTATACTGGCACAGTGAACTAGGTGGTGCATCACGTGATAGAAATTATCATATAAATAAATGGAAGATTTGCAACGAAAAAAATATCACACTATTACAGTTCAATAGTATCGACATCGAGAATAACTGGCATATTGTAGAATCAAAAATAAAAAGGCATATTGGTGTACCAATACAAGTAATAGGTGCAAGAAAACTATCTATACAAGTATTGTCTGATACTAAAATTGAACGAGAATTCTTAAATCAATGGCACCTACAAGGTGCAACAACTAATCGCAATTTCATCATCGGAGCATATTATGAGAACAATTTAATTGGAATCAGTACATGGAAATATATTGGTAATAAAGCAGAGTTAGTTAGATTTGCTACAAATATAAATTTCAGTTTTCCAGGTCTACTTTCAAGAATGATTAAACGATTTATTCAAGAAACAGGATTTTTTGGAAAACTATTGAGTTATTCTAGTAATAATCACGGTGATGGCAAGGTTTATAGAGCGTGTGGATTTACATGTGACGGTAATACTGCTCCAGGATATCTTTATACATGTGACTATCTACATCTAGAATCAAGAGTTAAATATCAAAAACACAAATTGCAAAAAATGTTTAATTTGACTGACGAGCAGATTAAAATGAAATCTGAATGGGAAATTATGCAAGAGCAAGGTTACGATAGAATTTGGGATTCAGGAAACACCAGATGGGTGAAAATAGTAGGATGTGGTGATGCGCAGTAGTTTACCTAACCAAGGCTTTGATCTATGTTTGACTATATTAAAAAATACATTTATGATAACACCACCGTTCATCATCATGACACCATATATTATAACAACAATATTGATGGACATTTAGTAGTAGCATCAAAAACCGATACAGAATTACTTGGATACGCGGTATGTGTAATAAAAAATAATTTAAAATACACAACTATCCAAAATTATATAGTTCCTCAAAATCTATATTCCTGGGCAAACGATCATGGAAAAACTGCGTTGTCTATCATTAAATCAGTCATTAATATTTCCAATGTACCAGTCCTTAGTGATCTAGAGTTAAGTCCTAGTGCCAAAAAATTTTTAGAGCGGTCAATAGATAGTAATCAACTCCGTGCAAAAACATTCAATCTCACAAATGGCGATGTTACTGCGTATGACCCTAGTATATGGAAACACGATGATACATATAGAGTTTTGATTATGAATGAACACGGAACGAATCCACATACGAGCAAATTTCCAATCTATGAAGGAACATGGAATTGGTCGCAGTTGATGTAATAGAAGGACAAGGCAGTGTTGAATTTAGGAATGGCATTAAAAATATCACTGTAAAACAATTCAAAGCATATTCGATTGACAAATTTTTCAAAAAACTTTAGATTTAAGATAGTCATTTTTGAAGGAAAATTTAATGTGGTTATTTGAATACGTAGCGTTAGGTACTTGGGGGTTCTGGGCGATACTTGCAATTATGGATTTTTGAAGAAATCTATGCGTTGTCAGGCCGAGCATTTCAAAAGATAGCTGACAGCGTTTTCAAAGATATTGAAATTGGTAATAAATAAAATACAGCGGAGATTACTATGGCAAAACCGGCATCTATAACAGTTCAATTAGTGAACGAAGAAAATCCAGAAACTGGCACAAAATACCTTGTTAAAAAGAGTACCAAAGGTACTAAATCTGGAAACAAATTGAGATTTCGTAAATACGACCCTGTTCTTAAAAAACATTGTATTTTTATAGAAAAGCGTCTTCCTAATCCTAAAGCTAAATGAAGAAGTGGTTTACAGAACATAAACCTTTAATTAAAAAATGGGGGCTTGTTGCTGTTGTAATTTATACAGCTAAAGCCCTCATTTATATTTCCATTATAGTTTGGGCATCAATCAAGTTTGTACATTAGCCCATTTGTACCCAATGATCACCGTTATCATCTGTAATATAAGTGAATAAAACACCTGACACTGTATTATACCATCTGTCGCCGTCAACAGGTATTGGAAAAACAGGTGGCACAGGACTTTCAGTAATCTGACTGTGATTTAGATATTGTAAGCCGTTACCGTCTAAATTTACACCTAAAACCTGTCCCGGTGTTCCAATAGTTGTATTTCCTGTACCGCCGTAGGGATAATCAATTGTTGTTGCATTCCATACACCAGATGTGATGGTACCTAGCCCTGTTATTGTAGGCTGATTGCTGTTAATACTTATTGCGCCGGTAGAAATATTATAACTAAGCCCAGTTCCGGCTATTGAACTTGAAATACTAATTGCATTATTGTTTGCAATTAACGCACTATTTGGATCAAGCTGAATTTCTATTATTGGATAGCCATCTGGTCCACTAATGGTTTTTAGACCCGATGTTGTATCAACAAAGGCAGCAGCATTGACATTGAAATACTGGCCGCTTTGGGTAAGTCCAAAACCTGGAAGAATTACACCTGCTTCGCTAAACTGTGTCCATACGATAGGCGATACATTTATTGTAATAGGATTTGGTGTTGTTTCTACCCATCCGGTACCGTGATTAGTATATCCTTGTTCAACAAATACGAAATCACCTGCTGAAATCTTACCTGTGGTACCTTGCCCATTAAAATCACTGGTTCTTGTTAAAATCCAGTTTTCACTTAGGCCGCCTGTTTGTATGACTTCATAGATGCCATTTTGTGTTTGATCTATTTGATTTTTAACAAGAATTCTGTCACTAATCGCCGGTGCAATAGTGTCTACTATTAGTTGTTCATATGCATTACTTGTTAATGCACCATAAGCTATTAAAGGGTTAAAAGATGCATCCAGATTATCTGTTGTAGCAACAACAACAGTAGCTTTTACGTTAAGTCCGCTTGCTACAGTATCTACATAAGATTTAGTTGCAACATCTTGAGAATTAATAGGATCCTGAGCATTTATAATTCTATTATTGCTCATATCCAATGTGTTAACAATTTGTACGTTAGCCGCGTTTGCAGATAATACTAAATTTTGACCAGGTGATCCTGTGGTAATATAGTCGCTGCTTATTTGAACTTGACCAACTGACAGTGTTGATTCAACTGCGTTAAAAGTTAAGGCACTGTTACCTACAAGCTGTCCATCAGGGGCACCAAATGCTATTTGACCCTGCGTAACATTGAATGCGCTGCCACCTGTACCCGATGTGAAAATTGCACTGTTGTCGGTTATTTTTATGTAAACAGGTATTTGATCGCCAGATGTAATTACATTAGATACGCCACCGGGGGATGTGCTACTGATATATAAAATATCACCAGGATACCCTGGTAAGGTAGGAAGATTTGTTACATAACGGTTAATGGGTCTATAGGTAAAATCTCCAATATCTGGCTGATTTACACTTGTTACTGTACCAATACTCTGAGTAGACCTCATCTCGGTGGCAACACTAAGAGAATAAGATCCATCTTCATTTAAGTAGATAAAGTCTCCAATTTGGAAATTGTTACCAAATTGAGTGGCCTGAATATAATCTTGGATATAGTTATATGATTGGAAACGATTGACAATATCAGGTATTAGATTAATTGGCACAGCGTAATCAGGTATCGTAGCGAATACAGGAATACCTTCGCTGTTAAGATTGATAATCAGATTATCATACACACCAAGGTCGCTTATATTGCCAATCCCTATACCGCTTTGAGTAGGATCGTTAACAATATTGCTGAGTCCCACATCTTCTACAATAAAAGTTAGTATCGAATCTGTTTGCGATACAATGCTTATAATTTCAACAGCTATACTAGATGATGCGAAAACCAACCAATTACCAACTGTTACGTCAAGACCATTATAGGTAAATGGTATTGGTGTATTTGGATCGCTGTGAGTTTGCGATTGAACATCAACGGTTACTTGCCATTGATAAGGATAACCCGACCAGGGATCGGATGGATTGAGAGGGTCGTTCCAATTGGCATACGGAACAATACTTGAAACATTTGTAAAAAGAGTTAGAGGGACACGAAAACTTTGAGCTGTCATTTAGAGTCCTTATTGAATATAGACTGCAATTCTAGCTTGTCCACCATAGACTGTTCCTACGTTATTTGCAGTTATACCGCTTAAAACAAATTGGCCAGGTATTGTTGTATCATAACTTATATTCATGATCGCAGTTGGCCCTCTGCTAACGTATACTGTACCTCCAACTGTTGTCTGCCCGTAGGCTATGAAGTTTTGAGGTAGACCAGAGATAGTATAACTAACTGTTATATAATTAGACCCAATTGTAGCTTGCCAACCATCAGGTAAATCTGTTATCGAATCTATTGCACCAGCACTGGAATAATTTACAGTGAATTCATATTGATTAACACCTATAGGTCCTGTTGGTCCTATAGGTCCTGGTGGGCCGCCTCGTGGCCCAGTTGCTCCTTGTGTACCTGTATAACCAGTTGGACCGGTATAACCCCATGGTCCTTGTTGACCAGTTGGTCCAGTAATACCAGTTGGTCCAGTAACCGTTGAGGGTGCCCCGGTAGGACCTGTGGCCATTGGGCCTGTAGAACCGGTTGGTCCAGTGATATTTGATGCATTACCTGTTGGACCGGTTGGACCTCCGGCTGGACCAGGCGGTCCTTGTGGACCCGGAGGACCGGGTTGTCCAACTACGCTAGGTACCCATGTGTTTTGATAGCGTATATACAGATTGCCATCAGTATCATTCCACCACAAATCACCTGTAATAAGGCTATTACTGACAGGTGCTACATTCGTAACATAAGTTTGTGTTTCTGTGATCCAAATGGTATCGTAATTTGCATCGCTATTTTTAGCCAAGACTTGGCCAGCGGCGCCGCCGGCTGGTAAACCATTTATAACTGTGTTTTGGCCGCCGCCGTTGCTAGTGGCTGCTGGACTCACTGCACCATAATTTAATAATATAGTTCTTACTGCACCTACAAGATATGGATCAGTTGGTGGAGGAACCAGATACGTACGATCCAGTGCAGCTCTTATCCAGATATAGTTTCCACTAAAACTATAAACGAAAACTCCTGTATCACCATTGTTTGTACCAGATGGTGCTGCAGGGTTTAAAGGAAATTGAACAAACGGAATATTACCTACCAGCGGTATATTAAACCAATCGTTAGGTCCCGGTTGGGAAGCCAATGATCCTTGTATGTATATACGGCCAATAAAATTAACTACTGATATACTAACCGTGTGATTACAGCCAATGGTATTGCTATAACCGGCGCCCTTTTGCTGGACGCCTATTGCGTTAATCTGTGTAGTTGTAGAACCAAGTAAGGTTACGCTGAACATGCCAAGCCTCTATGTGATAGAGTTATTTAGCTATGTACTATACGTTATTCCAATTCCATAACTTCGACTACAACTGCACTGTCGTTTATTACACTTTCCGCTAATTCTGGTATACTGTTTATCAAAGTTTGCTTTGCATCATCATCTAAAACACTAGTAACACCGTCACTGTCTTTTACAATTTTGCTTATTTTGATCGCCAAAACCTGTTCTAAAACTCTTGCCATTTATATTTTCTCCTGCAAATGCAGAAGTATTTAGCTATTATCTAGGTATTTAATGTTTGTTTTGGCTTCCTACCGCGTTTTCTTCCAATTTTTTTATTTGACCCATCTGGAAGAAGATCGTAAATGTCTGCATATCGAACAGGATCCATTCCTTCTATAGACTTTATATTGCTTCCATTTGATTTGACAATTTTTTTGGTTTCATCACCTAGTTGTAGTTCAAAAATTGGTTCTTCAGATTCAAGAACTATATTCCTAATTTTAAATTCACCTAGCTTTGAAAAAACCCTGCCAGAAACATCAGTACTATTGTAATCTGCGATTACAATAGTATCTGTAGCTAACGCATTTTTTCTTACAAGTGCTGAAATTAATGATATCTGCATACGTTGTCCTTTTGTTTTAAATCTCGTTGTTTACTAATTCAATATCTTGCTGTTGAAAATTGGTTTCAATTATGTGATGTACTAGATTTCCATTATCAGCTGTGAATAAAACTCCGCCGCCATTTTTAAGTTTACCAAATAAAATTTCTCTGCTCAAAGGCTTTTTAACGTGCTCCTGCATGACTCTTGCCAATGGGCGTGCACCCATGTTTTTATCAAACCCTTTGTCAATCAACCATTGCTTGGCTTGTGCATCAAATGCAATAGTTACACTCTTATTTTGACTTAGGTCATTGAGCTGATTGATAAATTTATCTAGCACTTTGACCATGCTATCTTTTGTCAATCTGTTAAAATGAATAGTAGCGTCAAGACGGTTGCGGAATTCAGGAGTAAACCACAACTTGACTGCCTCTTGCCCTGCATCATTGCGTTCTGAATTACCAAAGCCAATTGAATTTTTTTCCATATCTGAAGCACCGAGATTTGATGTAAAAATCAAAAAGACATTGCGAGCGCTTGCAGTTTTACCTGCTTGACTGGATATCATTCCGTTGTCCATTACTTGTAAGAAAATAGATACAATATCTGGATGGGCTTTTTCAATTTCGTCGCATAAAATAACTGCATGAGGATGTTGTTCTAGTTCATTTATGAGAATTCCAGATCCTGCCGAACCGTCGCCGTAACCTACATAACCGGGCGGCGATCCGATAAATTTGCTGACGCTGTGTTTTTCCATAAATTCACTCATATCAAATCTTATAAACGGGATATTAAGAGTAGCTGCCAATTGTTTTGCAATTTCTGTTTTTCCTACTCCTGTTGGTCCGGCAAACAAAAAGGATCCAAGTGTTTTGTTACCTTCGCGTAGACCAGATTTACTGATCAGTACAGCATCTGTTAGATTTAATACAGCTTCGTCTTGACCAAAAACGGTAGATTTTAGTGTGTTTTCCAATTGTTCAAGATCAACTATCTCTTGTTCACTATCTGATTTGATAGGTATCTTAGTCATCTGACTGATTTCATAGGCTATTTCCTCAGTACCAATGCTTTCAACACGTTCATGTAAAGGTTTAATTTTCTGTCGTGCGCCTGCTGAATCTACTATGTCAAGTGCTTTGTCAGGCAAGCGTTTATCATGTATATATTTTACGCTTAAGTCAACTGCGCTGTCCAAAGCAGCTTTGGTGTAATTTACACCGTGAAATTGACTATAGTATTCACTTAGAGCATTTACAATGGTTTTAGAATCTTTGATTGATGGTTCTAGTACATCAATACGTTGAAATCTACGCATCAATGCGCGATCTTTTTCAAAATGTTTGCGAAACTCTTCTTGTGTTGTACTGCCAATGCACCGAATATCACCTCTGCTGAGTGCAGGTTTGAGCAGATTAGCTGCATCCATTGCACCGTTGCTGCCGCTGCCGGCGCCCATAATCATATGAATTTCATCAATGAATAAGATTGCATGTGGAAGTGCAGTAAAAGCTGAAATAATGTTTTGCATACGTTCTTCAAAATCACCTCTAAATTTTGTACCAGCTATTACACTGCTTATATCTAGGCTATAAATGATTTTGTCATTTAGTGTATCAGGAACTGTGCCTTCAACAATATTCTTGGCCAAACCCTCTACTATCACTGTTTTTCCAACACCCGGATCGCCTAGAAGAATGCCATTGTTTTTATGCCTTCTAGCCATGATCTGTGTAATTTTTAGAATCTCAGTTTCTCGACCAATCAATGGATCAATTTTCTTTTGTTTTGCTTTTTCATTGAGATTCACACAGTAATGTTCTAGAATTTCGCGAGCTTCTTTAATATTTGTAGTTGTTTGCTGCTGACTTTTTGTCTTTTGCAACAGTGATAGAACAATTTCTTTCTCAAGACCTGCTGCATTTAAAAAATATGATGCATGGCTATTTTCGATGTTGAACATAGCGAGAAATAGATCCATACATCCCATATCACTGCGTGAAGAAAAAATGGTCTGAGTTTTGGCTTTTTTAACTGCTGTTAGCAGCAGTGAAGTATGACGCGGTTGATAAGATCCGGTTTTCACTAATACATGATTAGTTGCATCATGAATGTAAGCACGAACATCATCGGTTAATTTTTTAAGATCTCCTGATGCTTGTGTTATTAAGGCTTGAATATCCTCTAACTCTAACAGAGCCATCAAAAGATGTTCTAAGGTAACAAATTCGTGCCTTAATCCAGCAGCAATTATATAAGCACGCTTTACAACATCTTCAAAACTATTTTGCATTTTTATTCTGCTTCCTTTTCTTATCTAGTTTTTTCTTAGCCATGCTAAGACTTAATTTTCCTACACGATCTGTAAAGCATATTCCTTGACAGTGATCAAATTCGTGCATCCATACTCTAGCTTCTAACCCTTCTAGCCTTTCAGTTGTTTCTGTACCTTCTAAACTGAAATACCTTGCAATCACACCTTCTGGACGTTTTACTTTGAGTAGCAGGCCTGGAAAGCTGAGGCAACCTTCCTCCATTATAATCATGTTGAAACTGGCTCCAACTATCTCTGGATTAACGCAGATTCTTATTTTATCGTTAACAAGCATAGCAAACATAGCTAAATCTATGCCCAATTGGCATGCGCTTACACCAAGCGCATTTTGCTCATAAATTGTTTTAACAAGCAACGAGGCTATTGGTTGCAGTGTATTTTTGTATGTGTCAAATTGTTCTTGAGTTACCAATTGTGTTTTGGTATGTAACACTTTATTTGTTGATTCAACTAACATGTATAATTTTTAACCTTACTACTAATGGTTGTCAATGCTACGATTTTTTTGGATTTGACTTAGTAAACTTAAATTTTCTGCGGAAAGATTCTGCGGTATTTCTAATTCTATAATCAAATACAAATCGCCGTGGGTGCCTGGATGTTCTCTTAATGGCATACCTTGATTAACTATTCGCAATTTAGTTCCATGTTGAGTCCCTGGCGGGATCGTTACTGAGATTTTATGACCGTTAATTGCATAAATGTGCAATTTGGTTCCAACAATGGCTGAAATAGCGTCAACTTTGCAATGATGTTCTAAATGATTCCCGTGCCTAACAAATTTAGCATGCGGTGCGATTTCTACATGAATGTACAAATCACCAGGCGGTAAACTGGTATTGCTATGATCGCCTTGCCCGGCATATCTTATTCTAGTGCCGTTGTCAATACCTTTGGGAATATCTATTACCAAATCAATTTTTCTACCACTGTTGGTAGTAAATCCAAGTGGTATCTGCTTTCCGTTATAGGAATCTTCTAGACTTATGTTAATGTTTAAATTTACATCTCTATTACGCTGAGGAGCTCTTCCAAAACCAGGAAAACCATGTTGACTGAAAAATTGTGCTACAAAATCATCAATATTAGTTGGATTATCAAAAGGACGACCATTTACATTTACATTCCAATGAACTCCTCCATGATTTCCATGAAAAGGGTTCTTACGAGTTTGATCGTATTCTCTACGTTTGATTTCGTCACTTAGAATTTCATATGCTGCACTTATTTCTTTAAATTTAACTTCAGCGTCTTTATTGCCAGAATTGCGATCAGGATGCCACTGCATTGCAAGTTTCCGATAGGCTGCTTTAATTTCATCAGCTGACGCTGTTTCGTTAATGCCTAATGTTTCATAGTGTGTTGCCATATGTATATTTTATTTTTGCAAAATTATTTGTCAACTGTAGTGAGTTTTTTTGGTTATAGTCCAAAAACTAAATATTCTGCATGTCAGATTCCTCGTTAGTACCAACCAATAAAGCTAGTATTCTAGAACTTGTATTGTCATACTTATCAAATACTAAACCAGTATTAATGTTTATCCACCTTGTTTGGTTTACCATTGTGTGCGCCATTTTAAGCATAACCTATCTTGTATCGTTTCATTTTACTAATTTAATAGATATATATCAAGAAGCACATAATATTCAAAAATTTAACTCCAATTTAGTTTTCAGCATGCAACAAGATTCCGCAATAAATGCGAATCTAAATGAGCTTGTTAGCAAAACACATGCTAATCGTGCTTATCTTTTTAGATATCATAATGGCTTAGCCGCTGTAAGTGGCGTTCCGTTTTTCTTTCAAACTAATACGCACGAAGTGATAAGTCCGGGTACGCCTCGCGTAATTCAGTTTGAACAGCATATTCCTGCAAGTATAAATTTGGCCATAAACAACAAATTTATGATGAACCAATGTGCTATCATCCCTAAGGTAGACGAAGATAAGGACAGCCAAAATTACTGGTTTTTTCAAAATCGAGGTGCAAAAAGCATTGTACGCTGTCCAGTGTTTATGCCAAATGGTGATCTTTTCGGGTTTGTTGGAGTAGATTTTACCGATAGGGTTGATATAAAAGATTTAAATCAAATTGAAAATGAAATTAAGATAGTAGCTAACTCTCTAGCATTAGTATTTGCAACCAAACATTAATTCGCTAATAATTAAAAACCAAATAGGAGAGTTTTACCGTGCAAATATTGATCCCCATGGGCGGTGCTGGTAGCAGATTTTCAGCTGCCGGATATGATCGTCCAAAACCATTTATAGAATTTCATGGTCAAACAATGATAGAAAATGTGGTTGAAAATCTTGGGCTTGATAATGAATATATCTTTGTAACGCAGCGCAGCCATTATGATGAATTTAGACTGGTTTATGAACGTATTCGAAACAAAGTACAGAAGCTACAGGTAGCAGTATTAGAAGGAATGACACGCGGGGCTGCAGAAAGTTGCTTGTACGCAAAAGATTTTCTTGATTTAGATATGCCACTAATGATCGCTAATTGCGATCAGATGCTCGAATGGAACCCTGTTGTATTTAAAGCCTGGCTGTTTGATACAAAGATAGATGGCGCTATAATGACATTTGAAAGCCAAAGCCCTAAGAATAGCTTTGCAAGGCTGGACGAAGATGGGTTTGTAGTAGAAACAGCTGAAAAAAAAGTTATAAGTCCTTACGCAACAAACGGAATTTACGTGTGGAAACGTGCAGCTGATTTCGTTTCAGCTGCAGAAGAATTGATTGCTAGAGATTTACGAACGAACAATGAATTTTATGTAGCCCCTTGTTATAATCTTAATATTGAACGTGGGCAAAAGATCAAAATCTATCCCATTAACGGTCACTGGCCTATTGGTACACCGCAGGATCTAACCATATATCTGGATCATTTTGGAGGAAAGCGTAATGCAAATACACACAGTTGATAGTTTAGTAGGTGGTTGGTTTGTTGGTGCATTTTCTGGCGCAGTGTATCGCACCAGTGCGGTAGAAGTTTCATACAAACAGCATTATGCAGGCGAAAAATGGCCTGCACATTATCATAAAATAGCTGACGAAATAAACTATCTAATAAGCGGCAAAATGGAAGTTGGCGGGCAAATGTTAGAAGGACCTGTTATTTTTACAATTCCCAAAGGAGAAGTTTCAGCACCAGTATTTCACACAGATGTAACACTAATTGTAGTCAAAGTCCCTGGTGCACTCAACGACAAATATAATCTGGATGATCCAACAGTATGATAGTAGAGCGCGAAGATCACAAATATTGTTTAGATATTGGAAGACCAACATTTTATACAGATGAACACAGAGATTTTTACAAAAAGATTTTTGATGTAATTGAAAACTCGCCAATACCTATGGTTGTAAACGGTATTTATAATCGGATAAAAAAAATGCTTTATGCAGGGTCTGGATATGGCGGGGGAGGTTTTGCTTTTTGCTTTTGGTTCGCAACCAAAGAAGACAGAAGAGAATTTGCACGATCGATGAAAGGCATTGAAGTATCTATAGAAGACTGGCGAAATGTTACGTGGTATCAACCTTATCAATCTAAAATTTTGGTTTTGAAGTTCAACGGCAAGTATCTAGATCATGTGCAGCAATTTGCACAAAACAATGACATTACCATGCAACCATATATGAGTCCGCCACAAGGATTTGGCCGGGAATTGGATAAATCTCAATGGGATGTTATTCCAGGTCTACATGTGGCATCAGGTGATTACAAATTATTGTTAGAGTTAAAGCATCATCTCAATGATGTATTTTTAGATTTTGATTGACATTTTGGAGTTGCATAAATGAATAAAGAACTGTTCCGTACACTGTTATGGCGAGCAAGTGAGGGCTACAACGATAGCTGGAGTGCTGTTGATCCAGAAGTACTGGAAAATTTCGCAGAGTTAATTGTCCGAGAATGTGCAAAAATTGTTAATGACAATAATTTTGCAGGCAGCACACTAGGTGATAGGTTGCTGTTTCCTTATTTTGGAATTGAACAATGATGTCGTGAAATTACATTTTAATATTACGACGATCTAGTTCTCTTTTCAATGCAACAAGTTTATTGTTATCGCGCGAAATAGCATTGCGTATTTCACCTGCTACACCCGAAGGCAATGCACGCAGAACAGCATTAACTAGTTGTTCTGCTTGTGTTTGCGATTTTGCATGTGCTGCCTTTTTTTCAGCAGTTTCTTTGTCTTTTTTCTCTGCATATTTGTCTGAAATACTTAGCCCTGTTGCTGTTTTATCTTTAGATCTTTTCTTGTCTGATTTAGCATAATCGTCTAGACGATCTAAAACATCTTGGTATGCCAGATCCTGTTTATGCCATGCTAATGCATTACGTGCCAGATGTTCGTAATTTGTATCTTTTCCAATCTTAACTAAAATGGGTGTTAGTGCTTCTGCCATATGCCTTAAATTTTCAGCCGATGGTTCTCGTAGGAACATACGTAATGCACTAGATGATTGACTGGGAGCTTGGTCAGCTAGATGATGCAAGTGAGAGATTAAATTTTTGCCGTCTTCGTTTAACCATTTTGAAATTACTCCCTTTTCCAACAAACGGAAGCCGCCCATACTGTCATTGTTTTCGGCATATTTCTGTGCCATGGATTCTAGTTTACTGTACAGTTCGGTTACGGGATTTCCAATGTCACTGGCAAGTAATTTTAAGGTGCTGGCTAGAGAGACACTTTCAAGCATCACTCCGTCAATTATTTCAACTATACGCATGTCTAGACTCCGTTTCTTGATAGGATTATTTATCTCAATAGTTTGTGCCTAAGTAATTGACAGAAAAGAAGCCTTATGACTAAAATTAAATTTATTTGTAACAGCAAAGGGCCGCGATGACAATTGACATTGTTCAAGATAAAAAAGATTTAGACAATTACTTTTATGTAAAATATTTCCTTAAGAGTGCAACTTCACTCTACGATGCAGCGTTTGATCTTGCAGTTGGTCAAAGTATCGGTAATCCAAGCATGAGAAGTGTTTGGGAAACCCCAGAAATGATTGCCTCTTATTGTGCAAAAATTCTACGAAGCCCTGATTTAGACCTAGCAGAAGGCCAAGTTGAAATAGGTTTTCCTTTGGTTAATATTGATTGGGCAACAGATGGTATAGCTCAGCTTCTGTGTACCATAGCGGGCGGACAAGTTGATATAGATCGTATCAAGGGCTGCCGAGCAATAGGCTTGGAATTTAGTGAAAGTTTTATAGAATCTAATTTCAAAAAACCTAAATTTGGATTAAGCGGATTTAGAGCTTTAACCGGGCAGTATAACAAGCCACTATTTGGTGGCATTATTAAACCAAAAACTGGAATTACCCCTGATCAATTACTTGATATGACCAAGCAGTTAGTCGACGGAGGCTGTGATTTTATAAAAGAAGATGAGATTATGGCAAACCCTGCTGTTTGCAGCCTTGAAGACCGTGTAGAATTAATTAGCCGGTACATAAGCAACACCAAAACAGTATACTGTTTTTGCATCAATGCAGACCCTGCATATATTGTACCAAGAGCTAAGTTTGTTGCTGAAAATGGTGGGCGCGGTGTACACATTAATGTATGGAGCGGTCTTGGCTCATACAAAAGCATTCGTGATTTAGACTTACCCCTTTACATACACTATCAAAAGAGTGGTGATAGAATATTTACAAGCAAATACAATCCATTTTCTATTTCGTGGCAACTTTGCTGTCAGCTGGCAGCTTGGTGCGGAGTTGATACTATCCACGCTGGCATGTGGGGTGGTTATCTGTCAGATCCAGAAGATGAACTACGCGAAACACTGAAAATACTAACTGATAGGAACGTTACCCCTGCGCTTAGTTGCGGATTAACAAGTGAAAGTATAAGGCCAATAGTTGATAAATTTGGCGTAGACTGGCTGGGAAATAGTGGTGGTGGAATACATAGCCATCCAGAAGGTAGTCAAACCGGGGCGGCAAAAATTAGAGCTGCTGTAGACCAAATAGGCTAAAAGCATTGAAAATAGCAGTATCATTCAGTGGGTTACCTAGGTTACATCACAGGTCTATGTATGCGTGGGAAGGTTTAATCAAAAATACTTCAGCTGATGTCTACATGCACCTGTGGAACACCGGCGATGGTGCAGCTGAAAAAATGGTTGAGATTTATTCACCTGTTTCTTATAGTATTGAAAATTTCAGAAATTTTGATGTGTCTCAGTATACAGAACGTCTGCAGTATTCAAATCCGTACAACGTTTTAAGTATGTGGACTAGTATATCAGAAAGCATTAATTTGGTATTAGGATCTAAACAAACATACGATATAGTAATTCGTGCAAGATCTGATGTGGAATTTGATCAATTTCAATTCCTAAACAACCACGGAGTAATAATACCCGGAAAACCAGCTGAAATATACGAGTATAATGGCGAGAGGTACCCTGGCTGGCACGACATGATTGCTTATGGTAATTTAAGTAGCATGCGCGAGTACGCAAATACCTTGTATTCAATACCTACGATTTATTCAGAAGGCAGTCCATTTTTTAGTGAATTTTTTCTTAGCACGCACCTTTATAGAACGAAAACAAACGTTACACATCATAACATATATGCAGATATAGTAAGATAGCAAGGATTTTTAAATGGTAGATTTTATGCAATACGAGGACAATCCTGATAGTCCTGAAACTCTTTTGACATTTAGCAATGAACTGGCAAATGATAGATTACATAATCTTTCAGTTCTTATTGCAGAACGGGGTTTAGAGCGTACTGTAGATCATACAACACGAACAAAATTATTAGAACAAATTAGTATAAGTGGTTTTTATACAAAAGGGCCAGATGGTAAAAAACGAGGTAAAGAAGCCTGTGAAGAATTAGCATTAGATCGCAAAAACAGCTGGCATACCAAAAATTTAGCCCGCCAGAACAGCACTTACTATGCTAGAAGTTTGTCTTCACTATTACCAAAGACTGAATGCAAACCGTTTGTCTATACTCCGCCAGATGATTATAAACCTATGAATCCTAGTATTACCAATAAAGGTAGCGAGTTATGGATGATTCAACGAACTGTAAATTATGTTATTAGGCCCGATGGCAGCTATAACATGCGAGGCGACAGTGCTATTAGAACACGCAATTATCTCTGTCAATTAGATGAACAATTACAATGTGTGTCTGCTAGAGAAATACTACCTCCGCTAAATCTGCCGCCAGCACAATATGGGGCTGTAATTGGATGGGAGGATTGCAGACTGTTTTACTGGAATGATAGTTTTTGGTGTACTAGCACGGTTCGAGAATTAAATGCAGAAGGTTACTGTGAAATTGTTCTTTCTAAAATTATAGAACAAGATGGTTTTTTATATTTTTCCGACTATTGTGTAATACAGCCGCAATTTTGTGGTAGAGAGCATCAAAAAAATTGGATGCCAATGGTGGTAGGCACAGATTTATATTTTATGTACAGCAGTGATCCAGCAAGAATCATTGATGTAAATGGAAACTTGATAAGCAGCAAAGCGACACATATTGCAGCCGACAGTTTTAGAGGAGGTAGTCAACTATTGCCGTTTAATGGAGGTTGGCTAGCCATAATACACGAAAGTCATATAATGCCTGATAACAAAAGAAGGTATATGCATAGACTTGTATGGTATGATAACATAGGACGATTATCCAAATACAGTGAAGCTTTTTTTATACACACACTTGGTATAGAATTTGCAGCTGGATTGGCCTTTAAAAAAGACAGCGGCCAAATTGTTATAAGCTTTGGTTTAGCTGATAAGGAAAGCTGGGTGGCATTGATTGACGAAAACGAACTTTGTCAAATACTTCAACCGGCAGGTGTAATCCTGCCAAGACTAGGCGACTTAAATGATACAAGCTGGATTATAAGTCAGACCAACCGTTCGCTGCTTGACAGCGATAGCGTCAGCAAAGCAACTGGTATTGCGTTGCGAGCTGGCATATCTAGTCACGAGGATGCAGCCAAAAATTGGGATAACCTTGTAGCAGTTTGGCATGCAACTATGACAACTGATATCGATAGTCCAGTTATGGATGTAGCTGCTACAGAAGGCAGTGCGTTTCTTCCTGCCTTAGAAAGATTTGGCTATCAACATTTATTCAGTATAAACATTGATGAACCAAATCCACGCACAATTGGAAAAATTCATTATCAACATGGCGATTGTACCAACACAAGTTTCGAAGATAATTACTTTGGATTTATATCCTGTTTGAGTGTTATAGAACATGGAGTTGATATTCAAAAATTCATGCAGGAATCTGCAAGAATTCTCAAGTCAGGTGGCTATCTCTTGGTAAGCACAGATTATTGGCAAGACACTGTTGATACATTTGGGCAAACTGCATTTGGATCACCTGTGAAAGTTTTTACAGCTCAAGAAATCGCTGAATTAATAAATTTTGCTCAATCAGCAGGCTTACAAATTACCAGCAATGTTGATTTAACCTGCAACGAACGAGTGGTTAATTGGATAGGCATGGATTATACATTTATTAATTTGCTTTTTAGGAAGCCTTGATGAAAATAGCACTGGCTTTAAGTGGGCTGACACGGATACATGCCATATCAGCTGCAAGCTGGGGTAGAATTATCGGAAAGTATCAACCAGATGTTTATATTCATTCATGGTGCTTGCCTGCAGATATGTCTGTTATATATGACCAACTAGGCCGGGTGTTCAAACCTAAACAAATATTGCTGGAAGAGCCTATAAGTATTGACACAGCCCCTTACCCAGACCGGCACTGGCCCTATATAAATGTTGACCGCAGCTTAAGTATGTGGCATAGTATTTGTAGAGCTTATAGTATGGTAATTGAGCATGACGTAAATTATGATATAATTATAAGAGGCAGAATGGATTGGCATGTTCACAGCTTAGATTTAATTGATCATGATGGTATTGTTTTGCCGTATGATAGAGATAAGATTCCTTTAAAATTTAACTATAATGGTAACAACATGCACGGCTTAAACGATCATTTTGCTTATGGGTCGCCAAAATGGATGAAATGTTACACAAATACTCTTGCACTTATACCGCAACTATACTCTCAAGAGGGTGTGGATTACTGTCCTGAAAATTTTCTTGCAGCAAGTCTGGCCAAACAACATGTACCAGTAATGCTACAAAATCTTGAACATTGTTTAATACGGAGTTGAAATGAAAATAGGAATATATGGTCCGGCTAAAAACGAACGACACCATGTAGATGCTTGGTTTGAAAGTTGCAAAAATGCCGATGTAATTTGCATTGCTGATACAGGAAGTACAGATGGTACACGAGAACGATTGATAGAACTAGGTGTAAATGTAACTGATGTAAGAATAGTACCATGGAGATTCGACGATGCTTTTAATATGGCAATGTACCTTTTGCCAGATGATGTTGATGTCTGCATTCGCCTTGATATAGACGAACGACTCCAGCCAGGATGGCGAGAAGCGTTAGAACGAGATTGGACACCAGAAACTACAAGATTACGATATCCTTACGTTTGGAACTGGAATCCAGATGGCACACCTGGCAGGCAATGGTATAGTGATCGTATCCATGCTAGATCAGGTTACAGGTGGGTCGGTGCAACACACGAAGGTTTATGCAGTAGAATACCCGAGGTTCAAACATTTACAGATGATGTTAAAATTTGGCAATTTCCAGACGCCAAAGACAAGAAGAATGATTTATCATTGTTGCTAGAAAGTGTGAGAGACTGGCCACAAGATGCAAGACTATGGGCATACTTGGGTAGAGAATATATGTATCAAGGTCTATATGAAAAGAGCGTTGAAACTTATAAACAGTTTTTAACTATGAGCTGGGATAAAGTAGAACGCGGCCAGGCTATGGTCAATCTAAGCATTACTGATTCAGGTAATAAAGAGTTTTGGCTTAGAATGGCCAGTATTGAAACACCAGGACACAGAGAACCGTTGGTCAATCTTGCACAATACTATTACGATAAAAAAGATTGGACAAAATGCTATGAAGCATCTAAAAAGGCATTAGAAATAACTGTTCATCCTATGGATTATACTTGTACTCCCGAAGCATGGGGTTGGCAACCACATGATTTACTGAGTATAGCTGCATGGAATCTTGGATTATTTCAAGAAAGTTATGAACAAAGCCTGATAGCTCTTGAGAAAAATCCGCATGATCAACGACTGCAGAGTAATCTAAAATTGGTAGCCGATTTTATAACAGAAAATAATCTAAATTCAAACAAAACCAGCTGAAATTATGATTTATGTCTAAAGGTAATTCTGCCTTTAGACACATCATAAACGCTTACCTCTACAGTTACTCTATCCATCAATCTGATATTGATGTTATGAATACGCATCTTGCCTTTAAGATGGCACAAAATAGCTGCGCTATTGTCTAGTTTGACTCTAAATAAAGCATTAGGAAGGGTTTCAATTACCTGCCCTTCTAATGTAAAAGTGGATTCATCTTTACTCATATGGAGTATTTATATTGAAAAAACAATATTATTGCGAATTTAAAACATGGGCAGAAGGAACTGTTGATTGTCCATGGGATTTGGCTAAATTTGAGGAGTTGCCTGAGTATAGACTGCGTAGCGATCTAAGCATTTTAGCATCTGCTAACAAGGTAAAAGGCATCTTTCTTTCATTAGATAGTAATGCTTGCACAAAATTTCTCAAGGATTATGTTGCTGCTTTAGTTTTGGGAGTAGTGCTTGATATAGACGACTTATCTGAAATCAAAAATCTAATTACAAATGTGTTTGGTTATTGTGAGATAATAGGCATTATGCAAGTTACAGAGGAAAACAAAGCCAAGATTGATAAAGTTATGTCCGGTGCTCGTATTACAACAAACACCGGATCTAGCATCAGTTAAATACGTGACCTACGACTTGCACGGCGTGCCTCGTCTTCGGTGTACCCAACGTACACCGGTACCCAAACTTGGGGAATAGGAAGGCCGCTCTTACGATGCCAGTCAAGATCAGCAAAAGGGCTGTCAATCATTGACCACACAACCCATCGGCCGTCATGCTGACGCTGTACAATGTCGTGCTTCTTTGTATTTTCAATGCTCATGTGTATTTTTCCTATGTTACATGAGGTTGTCGCATTTCTTATGCGCTGCAAGCACCATGCTTGCAAACATAAATATATAGCATTTGTTTTCATTGTCAAGCAAAATTATAGCATACGATAGTGAAGTTGATTATTATGAGTCAAAATGATAAAGCACTAACCAGATGGGAATACAGCAAGCAATTCAGCAACTACCACTTTGATCCTACAATAAACGAGGATCAAGATCCCCATTGGAAATATCTTGGTAGGGTAGAGGGCGATTTAGCAGGCATTTTTTATTCTGCTTTAGAACAGGGCAAAATAGAACCAAATGGATTTTTAAATAGATTGTCTGTTCAAATTGGTTTGACTGAAAAACCATTTACGTACGAATACGATAAAGCGGAATTAGAATACTTAAATTTAGACCCAAATCATACTTTTTTTGATAACTTGAACTGTAAACATCTTGAAGGTGTTCAAAAAATTATGTCAGCTTTCCATTGTCAACATGCTGGTGCAACATTTCATATACAAAGACCTGGTCAAACGTTTCCATTTCATATTGACGAAATACCGGGTGTTAAAAATAATAGGCATGGAAGCTTATTAGATAAACATCCTAAATGGGGTTGCAGATTTGAAATTCCTATTTTTGACTGGCAGCCTGGACATGTATGGGCAGTAGGTAATACATACTGGAAACAATGGAAAGCTGGTGATATTTTTTGGCACGATTGGCGAAACACACCGCACAGAACTGCTAACATTAGTAGGTGTGACAGAGTGACACTACAAATTACCGGTTTATGTTCTGGTGAAACCATTGAAATAATAGAAAATGGTGGTTTAACAATACATGTATGATCTATTTGACAGCAACCATTATGGCTTCAATTTCAAATACCTATCAAGCATAGATATAGATTTAGACCATAGTCTGCTTCAAAAAATATTAGAATATTTGGTGCAAAATGCTTCTGTGTCTATGCCACTAGGAAAACAAGATCCATTTTGGTTAGGACAAAGAATAAGGGGTGTGGATATGGATACTGTACCTGAAGAACTAAAAAGCTTGAATCCTGCACAAATTGAATTCTTTTTACGACAACGCACCGATGTCAGTTGGAATTGGGTTGATACTCCAATTACGCAAACGGTGTATAAATTACTTGAACCAATTAGTTCTTTGTATAAAACTCTAACAAGAGTTAAAATTTTTGCTCAAATTCCGACTAAAGCCATTTTGCCACACAGAGATTTAGTAGCCGGTGCAATGTACAACAGGATGCATGAAGATACCGTTACTAGACTTGGAACAAATCTTCTTAGATATAATGGCGAGGAATGGTTCAAAAAAATTTATACAGTTCCTGATAATTTTACTCATGCTGAGCAAGGCTATCTAGCATTAAAAATACCATTGGATTTTCTCCAACCAGGGAGATCATATCTTTGCGATTTTGAAAATAATAGATATTATTACGATCCATCTAATAAGCCATATTTGCTTAACGAATACGAAATTCTACATGGTGTTGATGCAGTTGATCAATGGAGAGGTGTAGTGTTTCTCGACGGGATACTAGATATAAGTAAAATTAATTGTATGCAGAAACCTATGCACAGAAATTCTTAGTGTGTCTCCCATGGAAACACAATCCATCTAGGGTTGCTATTTTTATTCACAGATAGTCCGTAAAAATCAACAAAAAAATCAGAAACTAGGTTGTCAACTAAAACGGCAGATCGCAGATTATTTTGACAAACTGTTGTCCAATCCTCTTGCGACATTACGCCTGCAACATTAGAGTACCAATCCTCTTGAATCCACTTGAATGTAGCCCCTGAATCATTTATATCGTCTACTAATAGAATTTTTTTACCGCCAATTAGATCCTCTGGCATCCAGCAATTTGTTTCGCAATCTTTGTCATCGCGCAGGCTTACTTTTAAGCCGTACATAGGAACTTCCAATATATGGCTCAACATTACTGCCGGAACCGCGCCGCCTCGTAATATTCCTACTATATAATCAGGCCTCCACTTGCTTTTCAAAATATCAAAAGCAAGCTTGTTGGTTAAATTCTGAAACTTTTTCCAAGAAAAAACTCTAGTTTTTAGGTCCATAAATTTTTCCTAATCTTTACAAGCCGAATCAGCATATCCTGATCTTCTTGATCATACTCATTTTCAATTTGTCGGCATTTATCTAGTATTTGTCTAGTTTGCTCTCTGTCATCTTCGGAATCATCTTCAAAGTCTAAAATATCCTTACCGCTCTTCTGTAACTGATCACAGTAATCGGACCATCCGCTTGCGTCATACGGATCTGGTCTTGCAGGTCGTGTATATTTCCACCAATGGTAGAGCTCCCAGATTTCTCGCGCTGCATGTGCTTGCTGATCGCAACGCGATGTAGCATCAAGATTGGGGTCATCTAATGACATTTCCCATGTGAGATAATCCAGCCCTGCTTGCGGATCTCTAAACGCTTTAAACCTGGTTTTTCCTAAGCTCCACCAAGGATGCTTGCGTTTGTTACGTTCTTCTTTACTAAAGACCACTTGCATCCAGGCCTTTTCAACTTCCACAAAATCTACAAGTAGATTAAACATACCGTGTAGCATGCGTGTGTCCCCGTCAGCATATCCTGGTTTTAGTCCGGTGTTAATTACGTGATACCGATCAAAAACACGCACACGAATTCCATAGCGTAATTCGCTAAGCGGACGTGTAAAGAATTTTACACAATCGTCAAATTTATCAGGCAATGTTTCGGCTAGAAAATATGCTAACGGCCGTTCAGCTTTAGTCTTTTCGTGCCAGATACGCCAACCTTTCCAGGTTTTTGCCTCAGGTTTTTGTAAATTAAGATATTGTTTTACTTTGTATAGAGTGTTTTTCATGCTATCGTAGTATAGCATTCAAGATGCTGGCTGTCAAGCTTGGGGTTTTAATAGTATTAAGTTTTGCTCGTTTTCAATAATGAATCCGTTGTTTACAGCATAAACCCCGTACGCTGGTCCAAGTAAGCGTTGCAAATTACGACCTTGTTCGCTTTCTAATCTTATATCAAGATTTTCTGGAATACTATCTGCTATATAAAAACTGAATATGTTGTTATTTTTTAGAAAGCTTACAGTTCTGCCTTCTAACATTACACTGTCAGCATTGCTATTGATCCAAAATTCTTTTAATGATTCTTCGCTTTCCGGTTCTTCGCTTTCCGGTTCTTGATCTTGATCTTGGTCTTGGTCTTGGTCTTGGTCTGTGTCCGTTTTATCTTCTATAGAGTTTTGCTCATCATCATTTGTGTCGTCCGTAGGTTCAGAAATTGGTTCAATAATTTTGCTTTGATCAAGTTCTATAGACTTGTTGAGATTTTCTAAGTTTACATCTGCTGGTGATTTTTGTCGAGGCGATTGAAACTGCCATTGATCTACATTGGTCAAGTTATCAACGTCTTCTAAAATGTTAATTAAAATTTGTGGAAAATTCTTTGTGCGAGAAATTTCGACCCAGACGACATAAAAGCCATCTGGTGTTGGAGCAGGACTGACTTCTGTATCTAATATAGGTTGGCTACTCCTATCTATAAAATTACTTAAATCACGTGCAGGATCGGCATCCCCGCAGTAAAAGCCGACCACGATACATTTTTTGTCTGAAATTTTACTTTCAAACTCATCAATACTGATAACAGGTTGTACCAGATATTCAAGGGATTTTCGAGAAAGCCCTTCGTTAAATTTCTGCTTGCTCATTGTTCCCCATTGTTGCGTTTTCTTCTGTAGCACCTTCTGCATTGGCATCTTCGACGGTCTCAGCGTCTTCGATCCGATCATCATATAGGTTCATAACTTCATCTTCTATGTCTTCTATGAAACGTCTTGGAATAAGCATTTCAACTATCCATACTTTTTCAACTTTAATCTTTGGCTTGTGTGTACCAGGTTGATAATCTGAAGGAGTTTTAACTTTAATAGGAACTTTTTCGTTTACCAATTGGAATTTGATTTTAGTTCCATGCCCTAGTAATCGTACTCCGCCCATTGGGTCAGGCATCTGTTTGTGAGGCCATTTAAACGTAACACCTATCCAATAAGGTTTAACATAAGGGCCACCGATTAGCTCGCCATGCATCCAATTTTTAAACGCATATAGATCATTTCTATCAAGGTAGTCTTCAATAGAAATCATGATGTCTATAAGGTCTGGGCTATCACTAATCCTTTTTATGACCTGCAAAACTGTGTTGTTTGTATTATCCATTGCAATGTATTTATAATAACAACATCGTAAATTATTGTTTGTATTTTGTTATAACGACATCGCCGGGCTCGATACAAGTACTTTTGGTGCAGATAACAGGTTCTGTTAACAGTTGCACATTAGATAAATCACCAATCAATTTAATTCCGCAAATTCCTGCATAAACTATACCCGATGGCACAACGCAAATGGTTTCCTGTCCAGCATGACATTTCCAACCTGTAAAATGATTGAGATCGTTTCTTATAATCCAATTTCTAGCATATATACGATTGAATTCTTCTTTTTCATCACTTTCGTTTATTAATGAAATTTTATCAAATGTTTTTGATTTCCATTTAGCGACGTGTAATTTTGTTATTTCCGGAGTTGTGTCATGTGTAGAGTCTTGTGTAGTTAGATAATTTCTTTGTGATTCTGTATAGCTCTGTGGATCCTTTCTTTTTCCATTTGCATCTAGAGCGTTAATTACTTTTCTATTGGCCCTGTTACCAAATTTATCCCGAATAATTTCATATCGTTTCACACTGGCATCCCAATCCTCTGCATCCATTGAGCAATTAAATCTCACGTCGCATTCTCTAGCCAACAGAAATTCTCCTAAAGCAACTATTTTTCCAATATCTGTTTCATTATGTGTGGATAATATGACATTATCTGGTATTCTTTTTAGATTTTGCCACCATTGCACTGATCTTGACCCATTTGAGATTAGAACTGTATAGATTTCTGGGTCTAGCACTTCTATTATATCAGGCAAATGTTTATAGGTTGTGGGTTCTCCGCCTGTCAAAACCAGTGTTATTTTCTTGCCTTGTTTCTTTTGTTCGTTTAACCAGTTACAAAATCCAAGGACTTTTTCAATAGGCTGAGAATTAAGACTTTTTACATCCTTTTTTATGCTGCCATTCTTCACAGTATGAACATGAAAAATTGCAATACTCAGTTAATACCCAAAAAACTTCTAGATGTAGCTGTGTAGGCATAATACCGCACAGCTGAGAAAATTTACTGTTCATATAAAAGCTTTTATAACCTTTCTAAGATTTTGCATACCATTTCAAAATTGTAGAAATTACAGGATGACGTTCTACATCATTTTTAGTAAATTCTATAACTTTAATACGATCGTGCGATTCAAATCTATTTAGAAAATCAGTTAATCCGTTTTTTTGTCCTCGATCACTTTGGTCAATGTCTCCGGTAACAATGATCTTGCTACCTTCGCCAATTCTAGTCAAAACGCTTACCATACTATTAGGTGTTGTATTTTGGCCTTCATCTACTATCACTATGCTGTTTTTCAAAGTACGTCCTCTGACAAACGCCATTGGTAGCAGTTCTATTACATTTTCTTCTATCATAGCCTGTATTTCTTTTACAGAATAATATTCTTCGAAAATTTCTAAAATAGGTCTGGTCCAAGGAGCCATTTTAGCATAAATGTCGCCTGGCAAAAATCCTATGTCCCTGTCATCTAATGCAATGTTAGGACGTGTTATAACAATTTTATTGATTACGTGTTCTTTGAGTTGTTGAATTGCATAAAGTGTGGCTATGTAACTCTTTCCAGTTCCTGCTGGACCGGTAGCAAAAACAATGTCTACCTTTGGATTATCAAGCGCATCTATGTAAGCTTCTTGCGCTAGGTTTTTAGGAAGTAAAATAACTTTTTGTTTTATTGGCTTTCTATAGTTGTTTATATCTATTATATTTTCTTTTGATTGATTGTTTGAATAGCTGCGTGTTTTCTGATCTGCCTTATAACCGGCGTGCTTTAAACGTCTGCTCAATTGATTCTCCTTAATACAAAGGGTTCATGTCTATTTACCAGTTTGAATCAAATTCAAACTGGTATCGCTATAGCTGTTTAAAATTATAAATATGGAATATGCATATGTTATAAAGGTACAGTCTAGAATGACCTCTGAAATAGATCCAAGCACAATAGATCCAAACTTTCCTTCAGCTGATCAAAATAATGACAGCCAAGGGTTTAGGAATAATTTTGCTGCCATACAGACAGCACTCGGTGTAGCTAACGTAGAAATCTCTAATCTACAATCAACCCTTATTGGAGCTACAGGAGTAGTTATTACACCTGTACCTGCACAACTTACAGGGCCGGTGAGCACGCTTGTTACGCAATTTGCAGTAAGCGATTCTAGTTATGTATTAACATTTCCAGGCACCTCTGCTGTACAAATACCAGCGGGATATACAGCACAACGTCCTTCAGTAAATTATGGACCTGCAGGTTATGGTCAAATACGATTCAACAGAGATTCAAATAGCATTGAGGTTTACGGTGCCGGCGGATGGGAGAACATCAATCAAGGCCCAACAGGGGCATTGGGATCAACAGGGCCAACAGGGCCGTTAGGTGGGCCAACAGGGCCTCAAGGGTTAAGAGGCATACCCGGACCGGTAGGTCCTATGGGTATGCCTGGCATACCTGGAGCCACTGGACCAACTGGACCTACTGGTTATACTGGACCAACAGGTGTCACCGGGCCAACTGGTAATACTGGACCTACGGGCCCTACAGGCTATACCGGTCCAACGGGCCCTACAGGCTATACTGGTCCAACGGGCCCTACAGGCTATACTGGTCCAACGGGGGTAACAGGACCAACCGGACCAACCGGGCTAACGGGTAGTACAGGTCCTCAGGCACGACCAGCTCCTCCAATCACTTCCGTGCAGTTTAACAAAGATGGTCAAAATCTAGGCGGTAGCGCCAACCTCACATGGGACGGAACCACACTTAATGCAACTGCTGCGAGAGTGCTCAACATCTCTATTGCAAATGATATCATCCAAAGTTCATTGGCCAACAGAGATCTGGTACTAAAAGGCGGCGAAGGTGCCGGAGGGGTAAGTGTTGCCAGCGACCTAACTGTGTTAGGAAAACCGCACGGCACGGCTCCATATGTAACCGGTGTGTTGTATGTAACTATGGACGGTAATGATGCAAATGACGGGTTGGCTGAAGACAGAGCAAAGGCTACTATAGCTGCTGCTGCCGCAGTAGCTACCAACCAAATACTTTTTAGAGGTTGGACCTACGCTACAATTTATGTCCGTTCAGGAACCTATACCGAACCAAATCCTGTATTAATAAACAGCGGTATTTCTATCGTAGGCGACAACTTACGATCTGTAACTGTAAAACCCCAAAATCCGTATGCAGATATTTTTTGGCTTAATCCAAAAACCTATGTAACAGGAATAACTTTCAGAGGTCATAGATTCCCTGCTGCTGCTGCGGCATTCCCTGCTGATGGCACCAGCATAATTAGTAACATACATGAATGGACAAGTCCATATGTTCAAAACTGCTCTAGTATATCTCTAGGAGAATACAACACTGATGGAACCTTGCAATATGAACCAGGTGTTGGGATGATTGTTGACGGTAAGAGAGGCCGTAAGTTGACCCTAAGCGGGCAAAGTAACATCACTGTCCCTAGAGTAGACACAGTAATAGGTGCAGACACTGTTACAATATATCAAAGTATAGCACCAACTTTGGGTAGCACTATGTTTGCACAACAGGGCACAACACCAGGATGGTTCTTACAACAGGGTATTACAGGAACTCCCGCTAATGTTATTGCCATTTCTTCGACTATCGTAGGCAGTGCTCCTGCTTGGTCAATACAGCTTGATGCTCCTATAATAAGTAGCGTAGAAATTCCACAATGGGATGAAGTAATTTCAGACACAAGTGTTATCGTGCTTGATAGCACATATCCTTCTCTCGGAAGTTATCTAGATTTAGATTATGCTTTAACTGACCCAGGACTTACCAGCGCACAGACATTATTGAACGCAAACATGACCTTCATACAAAGTGAAGCCGTAGCATATGTTGTGGCAAATTTTGACAACATAGGGTTTGATTTAACTGCATGTTACAATGATGCAGGCAGCATAGTGCAAGCGCTAATAAGCGATATGTTAAGTGGAAGCCGTACTCAAAGTACTATAGTAGGGAACGGTGTATACTATGGATTATTGAATAGTACAACATATTCCTTCGCTGACAGACAAGATTGTGTAAACGTAATTGATTACATAAAAGACCTATGTCTCAACGTTATTGCTAATCAAGCACAACCGGCGCCGTATCAAAATGCAGTATCGCAAATAATCTATCCATGGGTAACAGGCGGTGAGATAGGTTCAGCACAGATTGTTACATGCACTGCTAATATTACCCAATGTATTTTACTGGGACCAGATATTGATACATTTGGTAATGCTGCAAACCTACTACTAGCAAACAATGCTTTTATGCAAGAAGAATTTGTTGCATATCTAAACAGAACTTTTCCAACTTCTGAATTTGTGCCAGCAGTTTTAAAAACATTTGTTGATCAAGCAATTGTTAACATTACAAACGATGTAAGATTAGGGGGTCATAATGGAGCAGTCTTAGCTGGTGAGTACGCTTATCAAAATCTAGCCCCAATTTACGCTACACAAACAGGACAAATTGTTGAAGCACTAGCCTATGTGAAATTTTTAGCTGTAAATGCAATCAATAATATTGCAACAACAGCTCCTTATCAAACTGTTGTTCCACAAACTTTTGATCTTATGTTAGTTGGTAGTAGTGTTGCCTTTCAAACAATTATCGACGCATTTGATATAGTAACAAGTATTCTGCAAAATGGACCTACAACTAAACCTTATAGCGAAAATCTCTATACCGGTTATCTACAAGCATATCAACTTTTGATGCTGAATAGGCAATTTATACAAAATGAAGCGTTATGGTTTATCTATTACTACTATCCAAGTTTTACATTTGATAACGCTACATGTCTACGCGATGCAGGACTGATAGTAGATTATGTTGCACGTGACGTATATAGAGGTGGCAATGAAAATGCGATACTTGCAGGGACAGCATATTGGACTGGTTTACAAAACGCCTTAGCAGGAGATCTAAGTCAATGCATAGCTGCTATAGAACACATTGGTTCTATCATGCAAAATATCGTAGCTAATACTACTGTTAGCCCAATATATCAAGGTGCGTATCCACAACAATATGATTATGCTCTTACAAACGGTGCAATAGCCTGCAACAGAATAATAAACAGTATCAGCACAATTACCAACATTATCGAATACGGACCAACAGCTTCTGCACCTGTTCCGTCAATAAACAGTGCTGTTCAGTTGTTAATTGACAATATCGAGTTTATGCAGGCTGAAGTATTAGCGTTTATAGCAACAAATTACCCCGGATTTAGTTACAATCAATCAGCTTGCTCTCGTGATGTGGCATACATTGTGAATTGTATTTGTTACGATCTTAATTTGTGCACCAGCACGGAGAGCCTAAGCGCAGGCACGGCATACTGGAATGGTGCTACAAGTTTAATTCCAGGTGAGCAACCAGAGACGGTAGGTGCATTAACATACCTTCAAAGTATAATGGTTTCAATAGTTACAAATACACTTGTTGTAAGTCCATATCAAAATGCAGTGAGTCAGATAACTGATCTCGACTATTTGCATGGAGATATTGCTATAAACATGATCGACCTTAATATGGATCTAATTATAAGCATAATTAATACAGGACTTTCAGCTGCTGTAAGACCATCAGGTTACAATGATGCTAGTGCCTTGCTATCGCTTAATGCTAACTTTTTGGTTGCAGAAGCAAATGCCTTTATGAATACAAATTATCCACTGTTAACATATGATAGAAAAGAGTTTGCAGAGCAAATCTCTTCACTTGTTGAAGCATGGCAACAAGACATTCTAAACGGTGGTTGGCAAAACTCACAAGTATTTGCTACAGGGTTATTCAGCGGTGCTGTTTTGACAATAGACAACAGACAAGGTGAGACATTAAATGCTATTCAATACATGACCATCTTGGCAAATAAAGTTATTGCAAACACTGTAATTGCGTCCCCTTTACAAACACAGGTAATTCAAAATATAGACCTTACTTTTGTTGATGGTGCTGTAGCTGTCAACGACTTATCCGCTGCGTCTGAACTGGTGCAGGACATTATAATTTACGGAACCAACACAGGAGCCTTAGTACCGCACGGTTATGTCTCAGCCAATATCTTGCTGCTAGCGAACCTAAATTTCCTAGGTCAAAAAGCTGTTGCATATACAAACATAAACTATCCTGGTCTGCAATTTGACCCAGTTGCTTATAGCCTAAATATTCAACAGTTTGTTGCTGCAATGGCCGGCGATTTGCTTACCCAAGATGATTTTGAAAGTAGATCTTGGGGCATGTCATTCTGGAATGGATCATCGCCTACAGTATCTGTAAATCTATTATCAGCGTATCAAGCTACAGTGTCTTATATAAGTGGACTGTTGCCAGATATTATTTCAAATGTAATAATAAATGATGGATATCCTGTTTCTGCATCACAAATTACAAACAGCAGCACAGACGGGCTTGTTGCTGCTACTGCTGTAAGTGATTTATCTCTCTGGGTTAGTACAATTATAAGCGGGGCAAACATACAACGACCAATTTATTTGAACGGAACAGTGTATGTGTCCGATGTAATAGCTACTACCTTAAATGATCAACCTGCTTGGCAAATAAACTTTGCAAGTTCTCTTGGGGGTCAAATTTTTGGACCATTCAATATTCAAAACTGGGTAGGACCTATGACATTTTCGCCGCCTGGGGCAATTCGTCCTTACATTGGACAAGGTCTCAGCAGCATGGTATTAGATGCCTTTACACAATACAACGAAATTGGATATGTTCCCCAGGTTCCAAATGGTGGTATAGTTGATAAAAGTGCAATTTATCACGGCGGCCAAGGGATAGTAATAACCAATAGTGGTTACGCACAATTGGTTTCTATTTTTGAGATCTGCTGCAATATTGGTGTATTATGTACAACAGGGGGTCAATGCTCTATTACGAATAGTAACACAGACTTTGGTAACTACGGTTTGTGGGCAGATGGAGTTAGCGAACTGCAATATACATGCAATATCTACGGTGCTAACCAAGGTCCAAACAGCTTCTTAATTACAGGGCTACCACAATATGAAAATGGAACAGGGTCATACAAGCAACCGTATGCAGGGCAAGTTATAACCATAAGTAAATATCTTTCTGATTTTGGTTATAGTGTGCAACAATTCTATTATGTGCAATATATAACCATAACAGATGGGGGAATAGGCTACGATCCTAATAATCCACCAACAATTACAATTCCTAATCCAAGCATATATAGCGGTGGTTATGCAGTACAAGCACAAGCAGTATTAGCTGAAGATCCTTTATCGGGCCTTTATTATGTAAGTTCAATTCAAATGATTGTAAATGGACTAATGTATACAGAGCAGCAATTGTCTGACCCAAATTTTGTCACTATAGCTCCCCCACCAAACGGTGGTGCACAAGCTTATGCAACAGCAGTTGGCTATCCTATCTATTTTACAATAACAGGGGCTAGCACACCAAATCCGTTTGGACAGACCGTAATTAGTGTAGACCAAAATGTTCCTTATACACCAGATGACAATTCAACTGTTAATTTTTATCAGGTGAGCCGAATCATAGCTAGTTCTCATTGTTTCGAGTATATAGGGTCCGGTACTGACATTGCGACAGCAATTCCTGCCCGCGGCGGCGTAGCAATTCCAGCTAACCAGGTAGTTATGAGCAATGGTGGATTTGTCGCATATACAGCTACAGATGAACTGGGCAATTTTAATATCGGTCCCGAATTGGTAATTAATCAAGACACGGGTACTATCAGTGGACGAACTTTTGAAAAAAGTTTATTCGCTATCATGACTCCTTACATTCTATCTATACAATAAAAGGCAACTAAAAATGGCAGGTTTACCACTTAATACATTTAAAAGCGTTCCGGTTCCGGTTACTACAGAAACTCAAGTTATATATACGGCACCTTTGGGGATAACAAGTATAGTCCTTATGGCACAGGTATCAAATGTTGTACCTACTGCACCAGCTCCAACTGTTAATTTTATGCATTACAGTTATAAAACAGGATTAACTACCTATATCGTTTACCAAGCAGTTGTTCCACCAAATGATGCTCTTATACTTTTAGGTGGAAAATTAGTTTTAGAGACCGGGGATCAAATATCTGTAGTCGGCAGTGCAAACAGTGCTATGCAGTTTATAGCAAGCATATTAGAAACTGCAAACCAATAGCATAATATATTCATATTCTCGCTAAATACCTAATAATTAAATCTTAAGGTTCTAAAACGACATGGCTCAGCTGCTTTCCGGACGGGTAGTAAAAACCAACAATAATAATGTTCCTGCAAGTAGGTATCAGTATCTGGCACTTAAAGATGCTGAACCTAATCTTGGTAATCCAACAGGTCCAAATTTAACAGGTCCAATAGGACCTAATGATGGAATTCTAGCTAGTACTCCAAGTGGAGTACGTTATTGGACAAAGCAGCCTACTGGTGCGACTGGCCAAACTGGTCCTACAGGTTTATCAGGTCCAACAGGGCCTTCTGGTGTTACCGGACCTACAGGACACACTGGCGGAACAGGCCCAACTGGTCCAACAGGGGCAACGGGCGCTACAGGTGCTACAGGTGCTACAGGAGCCACGGGTGCTACAGGTGCTACAGGTGCTACAGGTGCTACAGGAGCCACGGGCGCCACGGGCGCTACGGGTGCTACAGGTGCTACAGGTGCTACTGGTGCGACTGGACCAACTGGTCCAACAGGAGCCACAGGCGCTACAGGTGCTATAGGTGCTACAGGTGCGACTGGACCAACTGGTCCAACTGGTCCAACAGGAGCCACGGGCGCCACGGGCGCTACAGGTGCTACAGGTGCTACAGGTGCCACGGGCGCTACAGGTGCCACAGGCCCAACTGGATTACAAGGCATTCCTGGTCCAACTGGTATAACAGGGGCAGGTTCAACAGGTGCTACAGGCCCAACTGGGCCTCTTGGCGGGCCTACCGGCCCAACAGGTGCTGTAGGTGCTACAGGGCCATTTGGTGCACCAACTGGCGCTACCGGTGGTACTGGCCCAACAGGACCAACTGGTTACACAGGACCAACTGGTTACAGCGGAACTACAGGTCCAACTGGTCCAACTGGTGCTAGCGGAACTACAGGTCCAACTGGTCCAACTGGTGCTAGCGGAACTACAGGTCCAACTGGTCCAACTGGTCCTACCGGTCTAGGACAAACTGGGCCAACCGGTGCTACAGGTCCTACCGGTCTAGGACAAACTGGTACAACTGGTCCTACTGGACCTACTGGCTTAGGACAAACTGGACCAATTGGTCCCACTGGTGTTACTGGTCCAAGCGGTAGCGGGGCAACAGGACCTACAGGTGTAACAGGTTCAACAGGACCTACAGGGGGCGGCGCAACAGGACCTACAGGTGTAACAGGTTCAACAGGACCAGGAATTACTGGTCCAACAGGTGCTCCAAGCACTGTGACCGGGCCAACAGGTAATACAGGCCCAACAGGTGCTCAAAGCACTGTCACCGGGCCGACAGGATACTCTGGTCCAACTGGTGCAACAGGATCCACAGGATCTACTGGCGCAACTGGTGCAACAGGATCCACAGGTGCCGTAGGTCCTACAGGACCTACTGGCGCTACCGGTATTTTTGGTCCAACTGGTGTAACTGGCAATACCGGACCTACTGGTAGAACCGGACCCACAGGGGCTCCAAGTACTGTCACTGGACCTACTGGTCCGTATGGCACCGGGCCAACTGGACCTGCTAGCACAATCGCCGGTCCTACTGGTAGAACAGGACCAACTGGAAATACAGGACCTACTGGTACATTTGGACCTACTGGTCCAACTGGTCAGACAGGACCAACTGGTATTCCTGGAAATGCAACTAATACAGGAGCCACAGGTGCAACAGGACCTACAGGTATAATTGGACCTACAGGTTCTCCTAGTCAAATAACAGGTCCGTTAGGTCCAACAGGACCATCTGGAATTGGTTACACAGGTCCTACAGGGGTTACAGGCTCAACTGGGTATACAGGCCCAACAGGCGCACAAAGTAATGTTACAGGTCCAACTGGGTATACTGGACCTACAGTAACTGGTCCAACAGGATTTGGTGCTACAGGACCGACTGGTGCAACAGGTGCAACAGGCGGAGCCGGTATACAAGGTCCAACTGGAAACACAGGTCCAACTGGACAAACTGGATCAACAGGTCCGCAAGGTATTCAAGGATTAACTGGTCCAACTGGTCCAACTGGACCAACTGGAGCAACTGGTATTACAGGAGCCACCGGGTCAGCAGGCGCAAGCGGTTACAGTGGTTATTCAGGTAGAAGCGGATACAGTGGATATTCTGGTTTCAACGGACAATCAGGCTTAAGTGGTATAAGTGGTTATTCTGGTTACAGTGGTTACAGTGGTATCAACGGGCAAAGCGGATATAGTGGTATCAACGGGCAAAGCGGATATAGCGGATATAGCGGTTACAGTGGCTACTCAGGATATAGCGGATATAGCGGACAAAGTGGTTTTAGCGGATCAAGCGGGTATTCTGGTGCAGCCGGAACATCTGTAAAAATTATCGGTAGTGTTCCAACGGTAGCTGACATCCCTGGCTATCCAACAGGTCCTTACGGCGGGGAAATAGGCGATGGCTATATAGCACAAGATACGGGACACTTGTGGGTATGGACCGGTACACTGTGGCAAGATGTAGGAACCATAGTAGGGCCATCAGGAGAATCTGGATATAGCGGTTATTCAGGCAGCGGCATATCAGGGTACAGCGGTTATTCAGGATATAGCGGTTATAGTGGATACTCAGGTATAAGTGGGTATTCTGGCACAAGTGGGTTTAGTGGTTACTCAGGTATAAGTGGCTACAGTGGTACAAGTGGTTACAGTGGTTACTCTGGAATAAGTGGCTGGTCTGGATTCAGTGGTTACAGTGGTTACTCCGGCATAAGTGGTTACTCCGGCATAAGTGGTTATAGTGGCAATCCGGGCGCAGGTGGCATTTCAGGTTATTCTGGAATTTCAGGTTATTCTGGTATTAGTGGTTACAGTGGTTACAGCGGGTACTCAGGTATAAGCGGCTGGTCAGGCATAAGTGGTTATAGTGGCTATTCAGGAATCAGTGGCTATTCAGGAATCAGTGGCTATTCAGGAATCAGCGGCTTTAGCGGATATTCAGGTATTAGTGGCTTTAGTGGCTATTCAGGTATTAGCGGCTATTCGGGTATTAGTGGTTGGTCTGGAGATTCAGGAATAAGCGGCTACAGCGGCTGGTCGGGAATAAGTGGATTTTCTGGTAATCCAGGGTCCGGTGGTATATCAGGATATTCGGGAATAAGCGGCTACAGTGGTTATTCAGGAATAAGCGGCTACAGCGGACGTAGTGGCTACAGTGGTATACAAGGTGTTTCAGGGTTGTCTGGATTCAGCGGCTATTCAGGAATAAGCGGTTATAGTGGTTACAGCGGTATTTCAGGTTACAGCGGCATTTCAGGTTACAGTGGTTACAGTGGCCTTTCAGGGTACAGCGGCTACAGTGGATATTCTGGTATTAGTGGATACAGCGGTAACATAGGCGGCACAGGTTTTTCAGGTTATAGCGGATATTCGGGTATTAGTGGTTTCAGTGGATACTCAGGTATTAGCGGATACTCAGGTATAAGTGGTTTTAGCGGTTTTAGCGGTTTTAGCGGTTTTAGCGGTTTTAGCGGTTACAGTGGATACAGCGGTTACAGTGGATATAGTGGTTACAGTGGATACAGTGGGGCTAGCGGGCTCAGTGGTATGCCTGGCTCACAAGGATATTCTGGATACAGTGGTTACTCTGGATTTAATGGAGGTCAAGGTAATACTGGCACAAGTGGTTACTCAGGTATCAGTGGTTACTCAGGTATAAGCGGCTGGTCAGGCATAAGCGGTTACTCTGGATTTAATGGAGGTCAAGGTAATACTGGCACAAGTGGTTACTCAGGTATCAGTGGTTACTCAGGTATAAGCGGCTGGTCAGGCATAAGCGGTTACAGCGGTGTTGCCGGATCAGTTGGTAATACCGGTACAAGCGGATATAGCGGTTTTAGCGGAATTAGCGGGTTCTCAGGTTACAGTGGTATTTCAGGCTACAGCGGTTTACTTGGTAGCACAGGAGCAAGCGGATTCTCTGGATATAGCGGCTCTAGTAATGCATCTACTGTTAACATAGCCAATCAAACCGGTAATAATACCTATTATCCAGTGTTTGTTGCAGGCACTGGTGCGCAAGCAGAATACATATCAACTGGTTTCCTAAATCTCAATCCAGGTACTGGTAACATAGGTGTTGCAAACTCGTCGCCGCTTTCATCTCTAACATTAGGTGGTACAGCAGGAAGTTGGAGTAACCTCAACCTTGGTAAGCAACTGCTGATTACATCAAATAATACAAACCCATCTATTGGTATCACAGATGTTAATAGCGCAAACTTGTATGCAATTACCAACAACAGCGGTCAATTCTTTATTGCATCTATGCCTGCTTATAACAACAGCACATCACTGCCGCTTATTAGATTGCTAATAACCAACTCAGGAAATGTCGGCATCGGTGGAATAACGCCATCTTATACACTAGACGTTGGCGGAAGCATTCATAGTAATACAAACGTTATAAGTACCAATATTCTAGGTAGTACGTCAGGCGATGGTGTATTAAATCTTTACAGCACGAACAACTCTAGTGGTCCATCCTTTACTGACGCTATAATTTTCAATGTTGTGAAGGCTACAAAACCTGTTAAGATTGATAGCTATGGTAATTTCTGGTTAGGTCCAAATGCAACAAGTCTCACCTTGTTTGGATCCAGCAGTTCTTATTCAAATAGTTGGCACGGCAGTGACATGTCATTTGTCACTAATGGTAACGCAATCAACTTCAATACCTATTATGCAAATGGCTCATATAGATTTATTGCAGCATCAGGTTACGCTCAACAAATATCAACTTCTTCGGGTGGAATAACATTTAATGTAACCAAGTCTAGCGGAACAACGAATGCTTTAGTAACATTTACAGAAGGTTTGAGAGTTGATAGCCTTGGAAACATTACTACCACTGGGTCAAATGCTACAGTAGGGTTCAAGCAAGATTTTGGCGGAAATCTACGTGTAGCAGGCAATATTGTTGCCACAGGCGAAATAACAGCTTATTTCTCAGATGCAAGGCTAAAGGCTAATGTAACACCTATACAGAATGCCATTAATTTGGTAATGGCAATCAACGGCGTGTTCTATAATCCAAATCAAATAGCGGCTGATCTAGCTGGTGAAGATATAACTGTTGAAAAAGTCGGCCTTATTGCACAAGAAGTAGAAAAAGTTCTACCTCAAGTAGTCAAAAGAGCTCCGTTTGATATAGGCGACAACGGAACAAGCAAAAGCGGCGAATACTACAAGACTTTGCAATATGACAGACTGGTTCCGCTATTAGTGCAAGCTATAAAAGAACTCAGTGCTAGAGTTGATAGTTTACAAAATCAAGTAGATTCTATAATTAATTAAAGTCCTAATCTTGATATTGCCTTGAACAATTATATAAAATTGTAATCAAGGCAATATCAAGGGATTACATGAAATATAGCATCATCATACCAACCTATAATCACTGCGATGATCTTCTAAAACCTTGTCTGGAATCCATATTCAAATATACCGACATGCAAAATGTTGAACTAATTATATCTGCAAATGGATGCACAGACAATACCAAATGGTACCTTCAATCATTAAGACACCAGTTTGATAGTTTAGGATTTGGTAAAAATTTCAAATTTTTATGGAGCGACACCCCTTTAGGATATGCAGGCGCAAACAACGTTGCAATTGAGCAAGCCACTGGAGAAAAAATAGTACTCCTCAATAATGACATAGTTTTACTTGAACAAACTAAAAATCAATGGTTGGACATGCTTAGTGCAGAATTTGATAATAATCCTAAATGCGGAGTGTCATGTCTTATAAAAGAATGGTCAGCGCCAGCTGGCACTGATTTTGCAATTTTCTTCTGTGTAATGATTGCTAGAGAATTGTTTGATATTGTTGGTCTTCTCAATACAGAGTATGGTGCAGGTGCAGGAGAAGATACGGAATTTTGTATTGAAGCTAGAAAAGCTGGATATGAAATTTGCCAAGTAGGAGAAAAGGTTCTAGATCAAGGTTCTGCATTTTATGTTGGGCCAGTTCCAATTTATCACAAAGGCGAAGGTACTTATCATGATACCAATTTATTTCCAGATTGGAATAATATCTTCTATAGAAACGGAATGATACTTGCTAAGAAATACAATCCAAGCTACTATAAAAACGCACTTTGTAACAATTTCGAAAGGGCTGTATTTCTTAAAGGCGATGTTGTCGATCCAAGAGAAGTTGCTAGGTATAAGTGGGCAGCGGCTTATATTAACGGAGGATCTGTTTTAGAAATTGGTTGTTCTACAGGATTTGGTTTACAGTTTTTACCAGAAAACATAGAATACATCGGTGTCGATTATGATAATACAATTATTGAAGTGGCTAGAGAACAAAATTGGAGAGCATTATCAAAATTCATACACGCAGACATAAATTCTGTAGAACTAGGTTTTTTTGATACAATAATTGCATTTGAAGTTATAGAACACCTAGACAATGGATTAGATATAGTACACAATTTAAAATCTTGTTGTAATCAATTGCTGATTACTGTTCCCTATCAAGAACAACCAGGATTCTGGGGTCAACATCATAAGTTGCACATGCTAAATGAATCCCATTTTCCAGATTTTGAAATTTGGTATATAGATCAAGATGGAAATTTACTCAGTCAACCTAATACAAATACATATAATCTAATGGTTTGCAGATACTATGCCCGCTAATATACTCTGTTCTATTTCCACCAAAGGTAGATATCTTACTACCTTGCCTCTTGCTATATCTGCAGTAATTAATCAGACACTTAAACCAGATCGTCTTGTGATATTTGATGACAATGACGAACCAGAGGATATGCGCAAAGAACCTATATATCAACATTTGTTTCAAATTCTGAATATAAAAGGTATAGAATGGGAATGGTTATGGGCTGACAAAAAAGGACAACACTACAATCATCAAAAAGCGAACAAAATGAATTTCAAATGGGTCTGGCGGGTCGATGACGACACCATACCCGAACCAAATGTTTTAGACACACTGTATGCTTTTACAGATGATAATATTGGCGCAGTTGGAGGAGCTGTTTTGACCCCTCCGTTGATATTTGAAAACAGCAATGCTACTGGTAAAATAGAAAACATATATACTGAACCAAATATCCAATGGGGCACTATTCATAATACCACAGAGGTAGACCATTTGCATTGTACATTTTTGTACAGAGCTGGAATATGTGATTATAATTTGGGTCTAAGTCGTGTAGCACATCGAGAAGAAACCTTGTTTACATATGGATTAAAACAAAAAGGTTTCAAATTATTAGCTGTGCCAAATGCAACAACATGGCATCTCAAAAGCCCGTCTGGTGGTATACGCGATAATAATATTATGTCATTGTTCGAGCATGACGAACAGATATTCCAAAATACATTAAATTTAAAAAATCACACGATAGTAGTTCTTAATAACGGTATGGGAGATCATATAGTATTCAAACATGTTCTGCCTGATATTGCGAATCCAATAATATATTCTTGCTATCCAGATATAGTGCCAGGAAAAAGTATCAAAGAAGCCATTGATATGTTTGGTGATATTGAACAATTTAATATATATCGTAAGATGGACGAGTGGAAATGGACAGAAAGTTTAGAAAATGCATTTAGAAAGTTATATGTAAAATGATCCTTATAAGTCCTTATGCGAAAATTCTGCCTAACGGTACAGTCAATCCAAAAAATTATCCATTCTGGTCAGAATTGCTTGCACATATCTCAGTACCGGTTGTACAAATTGGGGTAGACGGTGAACAACAGCTGACACAAGATTTTAGAAAAAATCTTTCGCTAACTGATCTAGCAAAACTAGTAAATGCTTGTACAACTTGGATATCCTGTGATAGTTTTTTCCAACATTTTTGTTGGGACCTCGGTAAACCTGGAATAGTTTTATGGGGGCAGTCAGACCCTCTTATTTTTGGTCACCCAGAAAATATTAATCTGTTGAAAGATAGAACATATCTATTTCATAATCAATTTTTATCATGGGACCTTATACCGTTGAGAACTGATTGCTTTGTCGAGCCTGCTGTTGTAGTAGCTGCACTACAGAAATTCCTTTAATTTCTATATAAATATTGTATGAATCTTAAATTACTAGATATTAATTACCTAAGAGCTCAAAATACAGCACAAGGACAGGCAGTTATTGCTGGGCCTACTCAGAGCATTACAACAACACCGACATTAGTAGTTATAAACAATAATGTTGGTATTGGATCATCATCGCCTTCTTATCCGTTATCACTAAATGGCAATTTAGCGCTATTTGGCTCTACAAGTGGTATAATCTTTAGTGATGGTACAGAGCAGACTACTAGTGCCAGCAGCGTTGTTTTTCCAGGTAGTAGCACAGGCGCTATACAATTTAATAATAATGGCATATTCGCAGGCGACGAAACAAATCTGTACTGGGACAGCGTAAATCTAAGATTAGGTGTCGGCACGAATACACCTAGAGCAACTTTTCAAATTATAGATGTGGGCTATGAAAGCACAAATACATCAACATCTACAACAGACCCTGTCTTGCTTGACAGTTTTCCGGTACCTTATTACAGAAGTTGCCATTATATTGTGCAAATAACAGATGAAAATAACAGTTGGTATCAGACTAGCCAGGTTATGCTGATACAAGACGGCTTAAATGCATTTCAATCCGAATATAACATCATAGTCACGCAAGCCAAACTAGGAGAACTTACCTGTCAGGTTAGTAGCGGCAACGTTGAATTGCTTTTCACACCGTTTTATGCTTCCGATAAAAATATCAAAGTTATTCGTACTAGTATAGAACCGTAAGGTTACTTATACCGGTTTTGCATAAATACCTGTAACATTATTGATCTGATGATCAGCAAATTTACAGATAGGGCAGTAGTCGATGTCAACACCAATTGATTTTATTGTACGACAGGGTTTACAAGTACAGACAAACGTTGTAGTAGGGTCTTATACACTAAACGTAGCAACTCCTCCAACAAACGGTTTAATTGTTAGTGGGAATGTTGGTGTAGGTACAGCAAGTCCTGTACAAAAATTACAAGTTGTTGGCAATATACAAATTACCAACAATGCCAGCAGTCTAAGCGGAATATATTTTGCCGACGGTACCTATCAGGCAACTAGCGCAGCCAGTTATTCAACGCCATCAGGCGGCCCGGCTAATAGCGTGCAGTATAACAATGGCCTAGGCGGTTTTGGTGGATCTAGCAATTTTGTGTTTTCTAGCAATTTCGTTGGCATAGGCACAAGCAATCCTGCTCATATTTTAGACGTGCAATCAAGCTCAAGCATTGCCAGCTTTGCCACAAAAACTGGTACGGACTATCAAATTTTTGTAGGCAATAACACGCCAGCAGGTAATGCGGCTGTAATAGGGTATAATAATACTTCGGAATATGCGTACATTGGAACAGCAAGTGGTGTTGCAAATAGCAATGTTTATATTTTAGCCAACGGAAATGTTGGTATAGGAGTTAGCAACCCTGCAAGTAAAATGGACGTCAATGGCGGACTATCTGTTGGCAGTTATGCAGGCAGTCAATCTGCACCTACAAATGGATTGATAGTTAGTGGAAGTGTAGGTATAGGTATTACTAACCCTACTGCTAAGTTAAGTATTGTAGCAGGTGCTGGTCAGACTGGTTTGATTGTATCTGCTAACGCAACCGCTGGAGTTTTTGAACAATTCCAAGATAGCAATAGTAATACCAAATTCCAAGTTGATGCAACTGGTAACATCAGTATCGGCGGATGGACAGGCAATGTAATTGCTGCTAACTACGGCGGAACTGGTCAATCTTCATTTACAACGGGAGATATTTTATACGCTGGTAGTACAGGCTCTATAGCAGCTCTAACCAAACTTGGCATAGGATCAACTGGCACAGTATTACAGGTAAACAGCGGCATTCCAAGTTGGGGACAAGTAAATCTTGCTTCCAATAATGTAACTGGTATTTTGCCTCTTGCTAACGGCGGCACAAATGCAAGTTCGTTCTCAAGTCAGGCGATAGTTTACACCGCAAACTCTACAACAATGACAGGGCTTGTAAGCTCTGTAAATGCAGCAGTTGTATTCTCTAATACCGGTGCTCCTTCTGCAGTATCAGGCGGTCCATACACCTATCTCAGCCCAGGTGCCGGCGGCGGCAATCTAAGCTTCAGTAAGGTAGATCTTGCTAACGGTGTTACTAACACGCTAGGAGCAGGTAACGGTGGTACTGGCCAAAATACCATAGGTCAGTATCAGTTACTAGTTGGGGGTGCAACTAACAACTGGAACCTTCTTAGTTCGTCAGCTACAAGTGCATTGGTTACCAGTGTTACTGGGTCGCCTCAGTGGACAACCGGTGCTGCCAACACAGTATTACGCAGTAATGGAACCACAATTACCTTTAGCCAGGTAGTACTAACATCTGATGTGAGCGGTATATTGCCTTATGCAAATGGCGGTACTAATGCCAATACGTCGTGGACTCAAGGATCTTTAATTTTTGCAGGCTCTTCTAGCTTTGCGCAAAATAACGCCCAGCTTTATTGGGATAATACAAATAATAGACTTGGTTTAGGCACAACTACACCAACAACTACGCTTGACGTAAATGGTGCAGCAACTATTCGCAACGGTGCAAATGTCGTTGCAGGCGGCATGTTCGTCCAGGCCGGTGTTGGGAACTTTGTAAGCAGTGTAATTGCTAACGATCTAACAGGCAATACTTCAATTTACACTCCAAGATTGAGTGTCAGTACAAGTGCAAACGTAGGCGGATTGACTAGTAATTCTACAGTGTTGGTTAACGGTACCGAACAAAGCACTAGTTATACAAACGGAGCGTTAGTTGTTCAAGGTGGTGCAGGTATCGGGCAAGATCTTAACGTAGGAGGCAATCTAAGTACCAATGGCAGCATGGTAATTTCGGGAAATCTTACGGTACTAGGTAATGTCATTTCAATTGCGTCAACCGAATATGTATTTGCAGGGCCTATCATTGAAATAGGTGCAGGCAACAATGAAGTAGCCTATGACGGCAATCAAGATCGCGGTGTGGAATTTCATTACTTTGACAACATTGGCAATAATAATACATTTGGCTTCTTTGGTATGCAAAAAAGCAGTCAATCATTTATATATGTTGCCAATGCAAGCTATCCAAGTGGACAAGGCGATGCAGACATTTTCTACGGACAACCTGGTAATGCCTATTTTGGTAATATTACAATTGGTTCCGCAGGTGCAAACAACCAAGCTTATCCTCTGCCTAGCACAAGCACCACAAGCGGTGCATTGGTAATTGGCGGGTCAGGTGGCATTGGCCTCGGCGGAAGTATTAACGCAGGCGGCAACGGTTATTTTACAACTGGTCTGAACACAGGTGGAACAGCGGTTGTTAATTATCTGGTATCAAACGGCGGTATAAGCGGCTCTACTATTAGCGGTAGCGGTCAACTTACAGTAGCTAGTGTAGTTTCAAACAGCTTTATAAATGGCACAAGTATTGCGTCAAGTGGTCCATTAAGTGCAGCAGATGCAATTACTGGCGCAAGCGTTGTTTCAAACAGCTTTATAAATGGCACAAGTATTGCGTCAAGTGGTCCATTAAGTGCAGCAGATGCAATTACTGGCGCAACTGTTACCAGTAACGGCTTTATATTTGGTTCAAGCTTGAACACAAGTGGTACTGCAACTGTTAACACACTGGTTAGCAATGGAGCGGTGCAAGGTGCAAGTGTTTACAGTTCTGGCCCAATATCGGCTGTAGGAACTATTACTGCTGCCAATTTAGTCAGCAATGCCGGAATACAAACTGTAGATTTCTATGCAACTGGTCCAATAAACGGCGCATCAACTGCTACATTTGCAAATATCACAAGTAATGGATACATTCAAGGCTCAAGTGTTTATAGCTCTGGACCAATATCAGCAGTTGGCGCAATAACTGGTGCAACAATTACCAGTAATAGCTTCATATTTGGTTCAAGTATTAACAGTTCTGGTGCTGCAATCGCAGCCAGCATCACAAGTAATAGCTACGTTCAAGGTGCAAGTGTTTACAGTTCTGGCCCAATATCGGCTGTAGGAACTATTACTGCTGCCAATTTAGTCAGCAATGCTGGAATACAAACTGTAGATTTCTATGCAACTGGTCCAATAAACGGCGCATCAACTGCTACATTTGCAAATATACAATCAAATGGTTATGTACAAGGCGCAAGTTTTTACAGTTCTGGCCCAATATCTGCTGTAGGAACTATTACTGCTGCTAACTTTACTTCAAATGGTTTCGTTTTTGCATCAACTATTAATTCAAGCGGCAGTGCTACAGTCAATAGTTTGGTCAGCAACAGTTTTGTTCAAGGTGCAAGTGTTTACAGTTCTGGCCCAATATCGGCTGTAGGAACTATTACTGCTGCCAATTTAGTCAGCAATGCTGGAATACAAACTGTAGATTTCTATGCAACTGGTCCAATAAACGGCGCATCAACTGCTACATTTGCAAATATACAATCAAATGGTTATGTACAAGGCGCAAGTTTGTATGCTAGCGGAACAATTAATGCAACCGGCTCTCTAACTGCGGCAAATATGACTTCAAATGGTTTCGTTTTTGCCAGCAGCTTGAATACCAGCGGTACCATTACAACAAATAATTTAACAAGCAATGGTTATGTACAAGGTGCCAGCATATATAGTTCAGGACCAATTAGTGCTGTAGGAACATTAACTTCTGCTGCAATTGTCAGTAATACAAGCGTCACAGGCAACAGCTTTGTAATGAATGGTAACCTTGCAACTATTAGCACTACCGGCACTGTAACTGTAGATACCTTCCCAACTTCTACTTATAGAACTGTACACTATCTAGCACAAATAACGGATAATACCAACGTTGGTCAGTTCCACAGCGAACAGCTAATGATTTTACAAGACGGGACCACAGCATACCAAACAGAATTCAATTTGGTCTTCAGTGTACAACCTTTAGGTGCGTTTAGTTCAAGCATTTCCGGCGGCGTCTTTAGTTTATTCTTTACACCATATGCTGCAACAAATAAATCGATAAGAGTAGTTAGGACCGGGGTCGACATCTAAATAGGGTGCCATAAATACCTTTACATAATTTGCTAACGATGGAAAGGGAAATCGGAAGTGGCAAACAACAACGACTTTATAGTCAAAAATGGTCTACAGGTCTCTGCTAATTTAGTTGTAGGTTCTTATACGCTTACCCCTGGTATCGTTCCCATTACAAATGGGGCAATTATAAGCGGTAATGTTGGCATAGGCACTTCGTCTGTATCAGCCGGTAACGCATTAGCTGTCTTAGGCGGTAATATATTTGTAAGTGGCTCTTTGCAGATAAGCAATGCTGCTGGTCAACTGGGCGGCATACAATTTTCAGACGGTACTTTTCAAGCAACTGCGTCATCATCTGGTCCCGGAACAAGCGGATTCAGTGGTTATTCAGGTATCTCTGGATTCAGCGGATTCAGCGGTTATTCAGGTATCTCTGGATTCAGCGGATTCAGCGGTTACTCAGGCATAAGTGGATTTAGTGGTTACAGTGGATATTCAGGTATCTCTGGGTTTAGTGGTTATTCAGGTGTAAGTGGATTCAGTGGTTACAGCGGTTATTCAGGTGTAAGTGGATTCAGTGGTTACAGCGGTTATTCAGGTATCAGTGGTTATAGT